CTGTATTCAGTCATTAGTCCCCAAAGGGTTTCAACCACACAAGCCATACCAATGGTGTCAATTACAATTGGGTTCATACTTTCTAGTGGTGTATCCACATTATAAGTATGTTGCTCTATAGCATGGGTTGCATAAAACCTTAGATCAGAGGGCAAAACCCAATCGTAGTAATAACCTTCTACAAGTATCTTTGTTCCAGCAGCCTGTGTATTACTTAAACGGATAATACCGTTACGGGCATCTAAAGAATAGTATGCGGATGCACTAGTGTCTGAGGTAACTTCTGTAGGGGTGTTGACCGTATAAGTAGCCACCCACAACAGGTCTTGGTCAATATTGGGCATGCCTAATTCGTAGGTACGTCCTACAGCATCAAAAGATGTTTGAAAGAACTTAGGGTAATCACGAAGAAATCCCCTAGCAATGTCAGTTACTTGCGTGACAAATTCAGTAGCATAAAGGTTTCGCATTGATCTAGTTTACTTTATTATTGATCACCAGAACCAGAACCAGGAACTGTATCCTGTAGTTCTTGTCCTATAGCGGGCTGCGTTTCCCTAAATCTGCCTAAACTAAATCGGCGTACCCTAATAATGTCTGTAATGCTACCTTCAGGAGTAGGGATTGTTTCTTCGCTCACAACCCAACCAAAAGAAATGGGTTCAAACCTTCATCAACTGGTCCTTCATACTTAGCAACGTTTTGCCAACCAACTGTAGATGAATACACATATAGAGAAGATTGGTTTAGTTCAGGTGTATGGCCTGTCCGTATGTAAAGATCACCAGGGTTCACTGTTGCTGTTGGTGCGGCTGTCCCGCTGCGTAATGCATCTTCAACAAATTTACGTTTATCTACAGCGCTTAATGCACTTAAGGCAACACCTGATTTACGATAAATAGCGTAGAGTGCAGTGTGGTTATCACTGATTGCAGGGAAGACAGGATTGGTTGCACTAGCCGTACCTTTAACAGTTAGGTAGGTAGCAACACCGCTAGTAACCGATGCAACAATAATATCAAAACGAGGATCAGCATCAGCAGCATCAAAAGTAACCGTGCTTGTTGCTACAGGGTAGTAAACATTGTTTACAATGACTTCCCCTGCTGTTAAAGTAGCGCTACCAGTTCCAGCAGAAAATACTGTAATGTTTGCACCACTAACTACGCCATGATTGCCATTACCTAGGATTTGAAAATCAAGAGAATCTGGTTCTGCTTGATCAATGCTCTGGAAAGTTACACCATAGTCACTTGCATTGGGTACTGTTAATCCAGCCATTTAAACCTCAGAGAGTGTCGTAGATATTTCCTGAATTCTTCAAGTAGTTGAAAAGGTCACGGGGTAGTTTGTAACGAGTACCATCTACAAATGAAAATTGCTTTGTTCCCCAATACTGGGTCCAAGTGCCTTTTACTCTTGCATTGATAGTGTCTGAAAGTAACTTAGCGTCCAAAACTTCTGCTTCAGGTATTTCTGAAACATAAAGGTCTTCTTCAACTTCAATAAATTCTTTAATTGCTTTTTTTGCTGACATGTATTGCTCCTTATTTTATGAAGTTTTCAGGGGGGCTGAGGTTTTCCCAACCCCCCCAAAGCCTATTACAAGTTATTACGAGGAAGCGATTGCTCCACCCTTGGTGTTAATCACAACACGGGATTCTCCAGTAATCATACCGAAGCCCCAGATTGCGTACCAAGCCAAACCATGCTCACGACCGAAGTCAATGACACCACCGTCACGGAGTTCCACTGGCAAAGCAATGGCGTGTCCGAAGGCGTTGTCACCGATCATCAAGGCGCTGTATGATTCTGCGGCTACAGCCTGCGAACCCGATGCCGAAGAATCAATGTCTGCTGGGCCAGAACCCTTTTTGACTTGGGTGGTCTCAATGAACACTACGTCATAGAGGCGACCAATTTCACCAAGCATGAAGTTACCTGGAGCGGCATACTTCGTGACTTCAATGAATTCAGGCCAGTCACGGAGCGCACGGCTCTGCGATGGGTGAACGAAGCACACGTAGGTGTCGCCAAGGCGTGGGATGTTCTGACCAGCCAAGATCTCAACAGCATCCTTGATGGATGCAGGCGAGAGGTAGCCTGGGTTTGATGCATCACCCAAGGTGCCTGCATCATATGGTGCAAGCGAACCACGAGTTGAACCAAGAGTCTTGCGACCAAAGACAACTGATGGAGGAACTGCTGCGCCACCACCGAACGGAATTGCGTTCTGGTAGAGGGTGTTGCGTGCCTGAATGTCCATGGACTGTGCCATCTGACGACCAAGCAAACGACTGGAAGATGCCATTACGTCATCAAATGCTGCGTTAAGCAACAACTCGGTGACAGCAACTGCCTTACCTTGTTCAGCAACCGTAATCTGAATCTGTGATGCTGATAGGGAGGCTGGCTCCATACGAACACCTTCAGTCAAGACTGCGCCTGTTGCTTCATCTGTTTCAAGGTTGGTGTAACGCATGAAGTTGATTGTCAAACCTGGTTGAACACCAAGTTCTGTCTTCTTGACAGCGAACTGTTCAAAACGAAGAACTGGCATTGCTTGGAACAAAATCTCTTTTGACCAAATCTGTTGAATTGCTGGTGAAAGTGTTGCATCACTTGAATAACCTGTCGTGGTAATTGAACCAAGACCTGCTCCTGTAATTGCGCCACCTACTGGGCCTGGAAGTGCCATAACTGCTCCTTAATAATTAATGGATATAAACCTGACTTAGAAACGACCTTTAGGTCGTGAACTCAATAACCTATCACGCATTTTAACATACTGATCCATTGTCATATTTCGGATGTCATCCGCATTCAACGATTGGTATTCCGTTTGGGTTTCCATGGGTCCAACAGATGGTGACGTTACCGCCGCACCTTTAACACGGCTCGGTTGAGTCGCTTGCTGGATACTCTCTATGATAGCAGCACTTCGTTGACGGAGGATTTCCACAGAAGCCTCAACTTCTTCTGGAGTATTCCCTGCTACTAGGTCAATAAGTTCAGGAATAATCTCTTCCTGTGATTCATGAATACGGCGTTGACGATAAGTCTCAAGGTCACGCAATTGGCGCTCTTTCTCAAGAAGGGCTTCTTGGGCATGGCGCTCTTCTTCAATAGCCTGGAAGCGTGTCTGCCATTCCTTATCAATATTCTGAATCTTGACATTGAAGTCGTCTTCTGCACGCTTAAGCAACTCTTTTGCGCTTAGTTCATCAAACTCACGTTGACGACGAATCTCTTCTTCTTTACGAGAGATCTCAGTTGCTTCTTTAATTGCTTTTTCTCGCTCAGTTGCAAGGACTGTGATTTGTTCTTCCATGCTTTTGTAGCGGCCTTCAGCCTCTTCAATGCGCTTGTAGAGTTTGTCTTTTTCCTGCTTGCGAATGCTCTCCACCTCATCCTCGGTGAATGTCTTACCTTTTTGCGGTGGAGCCACTTGCTCAACTGCTTCATTAAAGGCTGCAACAGCCTCTACGGGAATAAGGATTTCATCATTACTTTGCTTTGCCATAATTTTCTCCTATGTGTTGTTCAGCAAATACTAACTTAACTTGATTTATATAAACGTATTATTTGTCTTCATCAGGGATTCGGCGTTGAGCGAATCTTGCGCCGTATGCCCTGCTAGTCATTTGGTTCATCAATTCCATTTCTACTGGTGGGACACCAGCACCTGGAAGCACTCCGCCCCCTTGGGGACTTCCTGCACTACTAACATTAGCACCTCCAGCGGACACGTTTTCTAAGCCTCCGCCTTGAGGCAATAATCCTGTAGCCATCATTACTGCTTGACCAATTTGTGCACGGAGCATATCCAGTGCACCTTGATCAAGAGCATCATCTCGTAGTTCCTCAAAGATTTCAACCATCTTCTCATTTGGAAACTCTTCACCAAGTAGTGCAAGGGCTCCACGCTTAGACTCAATACCTAAAGCCATCTTTGCCTGCACCTCGTTTAGTTTAATGAGGGCATCTACTGGTAGTGGTTCGGGCCAATGAATAGTGGTCTTATAAGTGTTTGGGTCATTAGGATCAAGGACCAAAAGCATGTCTGGTTCAGGCTGTGCTGCTTGTGATGCGTCATACTGCAGCAATTCAGGTACAAAAACAGATGCTGTCCTAATGATGATTTCGTTTAGTTTTTCAAGACCATTGGTAAAGTGAATCTTTTTCATTTGGTAACGGTTCATCAATGGTTGATACTGGATTGCAAGAGCAACACCTGAAGTGTTGGACACTGGTTGGAACTGTCCCAAGGCTGTTTCAGGTACACCAGTAATTTCATGCATAGCCCGTTTAATCATCTGGACGTATTCAATGGCACCAGCCATTTCACCACGGGATTCAAGGTTAAACACATTGGCTTCTTTAGGAAGACCAGCCCAGACCTTTTTAGGACCACGCTCTAGTTGTGATGCCTTAGCACCAGTGATGATAGTTACTGGGGCAGCATGGTAGTTAATGATGTCTGAAATTTCAGTCATCTTCTCATTGAGTTCACGGTTTAGTTGGATAATGTCCCAAATATCAGACTGACCCCATGGCGATGAAGTTATTGTAATGTTAGGAATGTGGACAATAGGTACAGCACCGATTGGGTTTGCATATTGATCAATCAACTCATCATTAATAAACTGTTGAACTGATTCATCTGTCAAGATCTCTGTAAAGGTATATACCTGACGAGTACCTTCAGGGGATGTACCCCAAAAGCGATACTTAAGTTTAAATCTAAGCAAGCGTTCTTTATCATGTGGGTGATACTCAGGAAAACAGTGAGCAGGGTTTAGCGGGAGGATGCGAATACGCCCAGGCTTAACCATTCCAGTTGGGTCTGTGTATGGTTCATCATAGGCAACTTTGACAAAGCAGTCACCAGTTATAGACGCAAGTTGTCCCATTTGCCAAAGAAGGTAATGCTTATTATTGTGGTTATCCCAAACTTCGTGAAGCAGGTGAGGGATAATTGCTTGGTTTTGCTCAGGAACTTTAAACTGAATGCCCTTACCAAAACAAAAGTTAGTAATGAAATCGGACATGGTTTTGATGTAGTTCATCGTGACATTGTTGTCACCCATCTCACGGCGGTGTGACCAGTGATGTCCTAGATACCAAGCCCACGCAGAGGAATACCTATTGAGTCTTGGTCCGTGAACTTCAAACTCTTCGTCTGCAAGTTCAACCAATCCTAATGGACTGATTGCTACGGTTAAGTCACTAGATGCCGCCCGATAGGACGGAGACCAAAAATCAATAGGCATTTATTACACCTTTTCTAAGAAGAAGAATACTTAAGATGTTACTTCTTTTTTGCGGGTGCGGCTTTCTTGGCTACTTTTTTCTCAACAACAGGTGCTGCTGCCATAGCCTTAGTCGCAACACTCAACAAAAGAGCGGTGTTCTTTGGTCCAATCTTGGTGGACACAATTGAAACAAGGGCTGCTGCGGCAGGAACGGCAAGAGCAATTACTTCTGCCGAAAGGTCACACTTTGCACCTACATATGTAAGGGCACCCAAAACAACACCCTTGAGTGCTGCGTCTGCTGTTTCTACTTTAGTGTTATTCATATATTCTCCTAAGTTGGGGATACCCGATTATACAGGCTTTCGGGTTTTGTTGGTTACCTCATACTCCTGTATGTATGAGTGGTACGGTGGCCCAGTATACGGGTCAAATCGTGCGGCAATGTTTAGGGCTTTAATTGCACTAGTTTTAGCCTGTTGGATTGTTTGCTTCTTATTGTGGGTCAACACCTGCATAGCACCTTGTGCGTATGAAGAACCTGAACCAATGGAGTAAACACTGTTGGCTTCTGAAGCCCATGAATAATCTCCGTCAACAACGTAGATAACTCCGTTAATGGCTACAAGGATGGTTGACCCATGTTCTGCAATGTGGTCTTTATCGTCCCTGTCTGGCATGGAATATCCTTGTGCGTCAAAGCATTCACGGAGTGCCGGGATGAACTTCGCCGTAAAGAACTGGTCAAGTTTCTTCCCTTTAAGGTTTGGTGGCGGTGTCGGCGGTTGGAAGACGTGATGGAGAATGTTGATGGCTCGTACATCTCCAGCAGCGCCAAGTAAATACTTTCCATTAGTTGCTACCTTGCTTGAACCTTCTCTTAAGGTTCCGATATGGGTGGCAAAGCCACCTGCGTCCATTGCTGAAATACGTGAGTCAACACAAACAACTACAAACCCATCACCTTGTACGCCAACAATAGTCGTCATAGTTATTCGGCGCTGTACTCTTTACCATGATACAGAGCCCAACCGTTATAGATGGGGATTACATCATAGGTAAAGCGGTGACTTTGGTCATCTTCGTAAGTAACGATACCAAGACCTTGTTGCCAATTCTCATACCGTGTTAACGGGCGACCGTCAAGGTCTACACCCCCGCGTGTGGACGGAATAGCGCCGTCAATACGAGCAAGGCAACCAGGAGAGGCAGCCATGATGGTGCGTGGACCATCATAGTCTTCACGAGTTTTAAACGCTGTTTCAATTCTGTGGATGTGTCCATAAATTACGCTCGTCTTTTCTGAGTTGAGATAAATGTGTGCAGTAGAGCCTGATGACTTAACACGGTCCCCGTGGATGACTCGCAACTTCTCGTTGATCCAATAATCAGATGCTGGATAACCTGGACGGTACTCCACACCAAACTCATCCATGCGACAAAGGTATGGGATAGATAGTACGGGCCAAGAATCTGGAGTGTTTCCTTTTCGTAGACCATATGCCGCACCTGCATTAACAAGTAGGTATTTAGGCATGCGCTCTTCGTGATTTCCTGCAAGCCAAATGATTTTTGCTGTCGGTGCGGCTGCACGCATTTCTGCACAAAACTTAGTTGACCTATCAATTGCTGCTTGTGTTGTTTGAGCATACGAAGGGTATGTCAGGTACTTACCCATCTCTGGAAGATCTAAGTTGTCACCAACACATACGATTACATCAGGTTGGGAATCAATAATAATCTTAAGAGAAACCTGTATTGCCTTCTCATCATGTGTTGGTTCTAGTTCTCCATCACGTCCACGATAATATCCAATCTGAATATCAGGGACAACTACACATGTTTTAAACTGTGTTGCTTTCTTACTTGTCGCCTTTACTGGCGGAAGTTTTATTGCTGGTCCTTGCTTTACTATAGCCCACTCAGGACCAGTTTCCCACTTCGGAGATAACTGCACAGTAGTAGTTGTTTTAGTTTGTACAACTCCGTCTTTATCAGGAGATAACGCATGCCTAATAGATACTTTTTCAATGTTTCCAATTTCATCTAGATCTATATCTTTTGCAACTAATAGATCTGCAATTGCCCCAAGCATCTTTTCTTTACGCTGTTTTATTTCTTGCTCGCTTGCAAGTGTTGTTAACTTATCTTGCAGATTACTCATTAGTTACTCCCAAGTTGTTAGGCAAACATAAACACTTATTGTCAGTTCCTTCTCTAAAGCATTCACGTTTTTGGTTAATAGTGTTTCGTGCTATAGAAAAACCTTCATCAATAAGTGCTTGATGAATTGCTGAATTAGATGCTGGACTTTGTAATGCCTCTAATAGCGCTTTGGCTGTAGGTACATCTAGCATCTTATGTATCCTACCTATTGGGCAGGGAGCATCCACTACTTTTGACATTTGGACTAAGCGAGATAAAAGAGTTTCCTCTTCTTCACTACTTTTTGACATGCTTTTTTTCCAGTTTTTGCCGCTCGTGCTTTAGCACTTCAAGTAAGCGGAATAACTCATCTGCATCAGTAGGGCCTCCAAAGACCTTACTCAAGTAATAAGTAATGCTATCAATGTCTTGTACACGCATGCAACCACCTTCATTTGGTCTAGGGCAAATAGACTACCCTACACAGAAGGTTATGTCAACCATCGGCTACTTCAGTCCGAGAAGTTCCTTAACTTTTGGACCAACAACAGAGTCAGCAGCAAGTTTGTTTGCTACTTTAAAAGCCTTAATAGCCTCTGTAGTGCCTTGGTTCATTTGACCATCAATAACACCTTTATAAAAGCCTTTAGCCTTCAATGCTTCTTGTAGGGGTGCATGCCCAGCAGCGGCTGGGGCGGCGGCTGGAGCCTTACCTACTGGTGCAGTAACACCGTTGGCATCCATCCAGGCTTTTACTGATGCTGGGATATTGTCGCCACAGACATAGCGAAGATGCCATGGCTCAGATGGAACTACTTCCCATGAGAAGCCAAACTCTTTGACATTCGCAATAAGCCAGTTGAGGCGCTTTGGCTCAGACGCGGAATGAACGTCACAGGCCAAACCGAGGTTATGCTGCGATTTACCAGGCGTGGCAAGCATCGCCATACCCTTCTTGAGATACCAAGTCTTGCCTTCAAAGGTTTTAGTGCTGGTTCCGTCCACTTTGTCAAGTGTGTAGCGGGTGAGAAATCCTTTTTTCTGGGTCTCGTAATCTCTATATGTGTCGCCGCTGCTAGTGGGTTTTAGTTCAACGCCTGCGGCTTTTGCCTTCTCTACCATTGCCATCCATGCACATGCTGCAATCCAGTGCATCTTGCCACCACCAGGAACAGCCTTAAGAAGATTTTCAGGAAGTTTTCCTGGTTCAATACCCTTAAGATCTTTTGGAAGAACTACGGGGACGATATAATCCCAAGCAACCTTACTCATGCAATCTCCTCATCATCTGGAATACCGTTTCCATTTTTATCTTCATTATTGCGACCAGTAGAAATCATCAAACCAGCCAAAGTTCCTGTAATAAACGTTGCAACGCTAGACAATACACCAAAGAACATTTTGTCATTTTCGGCCTGAGCACCGATAGGCTGAGTAACAAATACAAGTGCCCAGAGAACACCGACAGTTGTAATGAGTAGTACAAAGCCGAGCATGCATCCAATTACAAACTTTAAACGGGCATCTAGTTCTGCTGAAGTTAAACGTGGTTTCATGGGGTAACTATCTCCTCTACTGGAAGTGGTTCTATGGATACTGTGTTCGGACTTGGATCAAAACCTAGTAATGTGTCTGGGCATGCCCCGTCTACTTGGCATGCAGGACGCTGACATTCAGACTTTTCCCAGTTTTCTGGGTCTTGGCATTCATAACGGTACTTACCGTCATAGCCACAGCCTGCTAACAAAAGTGCAGATACAAACAAAAGTCTTTTCATTTCTTGTCCTTATCCATGTGCCAGTCAATGTGTGTTCCTAAGCGGTCTGCAACGGAATTAACACTTTGCCTTACTTTTCGTAATTCGTGCATAACGTTTGCGTGGTCTTGACGATTTTCTGTTCGGAAATTCTTGAATTCCCTTATAAGAAAACCGACTCCAGTTCCTAGTACTGGTATTGCAGCAGCAATGACGAGGGCCCACGAATCTGTCATAGTCCATTAACCTCTACGCTTCTTAGGAGTATTAATAGGCTCACCAATGGCAGGATGCTCACGAAGGAATCTACCCTTAGCCCTCTGCTCTGTAATAGAAAGACCTGGATCAAGCCCAAAACCAGGAGACTTCATTCGCAGAACACCAGCAGCACCAGTTTGTTTTCTAGTTCCAATAATGTCGTGAGTGTCATAATCAGTTGCAGGAACAATCAAACTGTCACCACTACCAAATTGCATTTGGAGATGTGACGGTATTGGTTTTGGGTGTGAGGATGTTCCAAGGTTAGTTACTGGAAGGGCAATATCTTCACCTGCTGAAATCATTTGCTCAGCACGTGGTTTTGTTAAGCGTTCACTCCAACTACCTACACGGGTAACATTTGATTGACGTGACTTTGGGGTAGCCCCAGGAAGAACATCCCTTGCGTAGCGTTTGCCGTACTCACTACCAATAGCCATAGGGAACCCAGCAGTCGGACCAAACTCTTTGCCACGGGTTTGCTGGTAACGGCCTTTAGGTCCACCAAAGATAGCATCGCCTGCATCCATGTGGTCAATGTGTAATTCACTAGTTCCATCAAGGCGGAGTGATGGGAGATTCCCTCTCCTTATAGCCCCTTCAAATGCAGTATGGGCTTCATCCCTAATGATTGCCAAACCTTCCGCAGGGTATTCTGTTAAGAATTGGGTGCGAGCCATTTGGGTAGGGATAGTTGTACTAAGGCGACCACTTGTGTTTAGACACCCTGCACTACAACCAGCGGTCTTATCTTTACAAGCATCTGCACAACCATGCTTACCAGCAGGCATGAGGTACATACCAGTTGCTTCAACACGGCTAAGAACTGGATCATCAATCTTTTTGTTCTTTTCAAACTTTACGCTGGTAGAAAGCATTCTGGGGTTGGTACTACCAAACTGACCAGGTTTATATGGGCTCTCAGTCTTTGAAGAGATTTCAGCAAACTTTGCACGGGCAGATGGAAGATGTACACCTTCCATATCACGAACAGATACTCCTTTTAAAATATCTTCAAGAAACTCTTTTGCCATTTAAATCACCCTTGGTAGTCGTACTGGTCTTTGCGACCCTTGTTAACGTGGATAGCACGCCTACGCATGTCTACTTCTTTAATAAGTCGTCCTTCTTCTTCAGGGCGCACAGTATCTTTTGCTTTACGATCAAGTGCTGGGTCTTGAGGTGAAAACGCATTGTCAATTGGGTCTCCGCCTTCTACGTTGGGCAAAGGATTAAATTGAGATTCCTGTAATGTCTCCATACCCGTAAGGTTTCTAGGTACGGCATAACCTGTAGGTTGGAACGTATTAACCGCACCAGTGCTTTTTAGGTAACTGGCTAGAACAAAAGGACGACGACGTTCACGTGTTTGTGGAGGCTCTGCCCGAAATGATGCTTGAAACTCCCCAAGACGACTTGGGAACATGTACTTACCTTGCGATGACAGCCCATAAGTTTGGGCAATACCTACTGCAAGATCGTCGGTTGTAGTTAGGGCAGGAGAATCTGAGGTGTCAACACCTGTATCATCACTTGCTGTAGCATCAACAGAGGCGTAACCACTGTCGGACATGTTTAGTCGTTAACTACCGTTACGTTTGGACGGTTCATGTGACCACCTGAGTTGTAGGAGTATTCCCACTTAGGCATGTCATCTCCTGCCATTGCACCTTCAACAAACTCTGAAAGTACCGATGGGGCTTCTACCCACGATGCGGAACCCACATGGGCACGCTCACGCATGGTGTCTGCTGCATGCTTGTACATCATTTCAGGGTTGTTGTGGTTCATTCGCATAGGCGATGGTGCGGTGTCCTCATAGGCTCCACGACCAAAGTCGTTTGGAACGTCAGTGTCGGTTGCAACACCTTCTTCAAAGCGAAGCGGTCCCTTATTACCTGGAATGCTCGGAGCCATTGTACGCTCAAACATAATTTCATTACGTGCTTTTTCAGGCATCATAGGGGCTGGTGATACTGTCATATATACTCCTCGTAGATAAGGGTTTCTTTCAAGAATACCACTAATTAAAAAACGGGTTTTCGCCAACTTGAACAGTAGGCATAGTATCATGTACCGTCATAGCGCATGCGAGAGCCAGTGAATCTGGATAATCATCAAATGCACCCTTCTCATTAGGCGCTTCTGCCAGCATATATGGACCCCGATATACCTTTTCCAAGTCATTCATTTGCTGATTAAATCGCTTCCAATTCCTAGTTCTACGGGCTTTAGAGTGCCCAGGAATAACTAACTGCTCTCGTTGGATAAGTTCAGTTAAGTGAATCCAGCGCTCATTTTGTGCTTTTGAATCAGAACTCATTGCTAGTACTTCAATGTCAGGTAGGAGTATCTTTAGTCGTTCAGCAACTGCGCCACCAACACCTTGAGAGTCTACGCCTATGCGGAACACATCATAGTTTCTTAAAAAGTCAATAATTTGAAAGTATTGGCTTTCCCATTCCTCATTGTTAATTTCCAACCAGTTAAGGATTCGGTGCTCGTAAAACCCAAAAGGATCTGCATGGTCCCAGTCAACCCAAAGTACGGTTACAACCGTAGAGTCATTTGATCTGGCAACATCAATACCCACCACTACTGGGGTTCTCCACCACTGTTTAACTAATGGCATTGACGTGTCATACAGCCGTTCCATGCGCTCTTCAGTAACGAACATACCCTTTTCAAGCATCCATCGGTTACAGTACGACATCTGAAACTCATCAGAGTCTTCACCAATTCGCAACTTTTCTTTAGAAATAAACTTTCCGTAGTTTGCATTGTATTTAGAAGCAATACGGTGATCGTACTCAAAGTGGCAGTCTCGTATGTTTTTCCTACCCTGAGTGCTTCTACGCTTGTTGTATTGGATCATTTTATAAAAATAAGATTTAGTTCTAGATGCTGTTCCAGTGAGCATGATGCTTCCGTTGTTAAACGCCAACATCGGCTTGATTGACTTGGTAATCATAAACTCATCGGCTTCCTGAGCCTCGTCAATAAGCACAAAGTGGTAGGTCTTTGACTCAATCTTTGCCTTTGGGTTACAAGTCTGCATTCGGCAGATAGAACCAGAGCGCTTCATGGTGATGATTTTTCCCTTACCACGAGTACCACCAGAGGTAGCCTTGTCATCAATCTCTGGATCTAGCAAGAAATTCATAGCATGCTCACTAGTTAAGCGACTAACAATACGGCTAAACACCGTGTCTGCCTGGTCTTCCGTAGGAGCAAACACCCCAACCCAGAAACCTTTTTCAAACTTAGATAACCATGTGGGATAAACTTTGGCAAGTTTTGGCAAGATAACCATCTGCGCCGCTAATACGTTAGAGAGAACTTCTGATTTTCCGCTTTGGCGAGTTGCTATAAGTGTAATCTCTTCACCGTCACCTAAGACAATAGATTCAATAATTCGGTAAGCAATCGGGATTTGATAAGGGAAGAACTCAACATCACAAAACTGTTCTGTAAATAAAACTAATTTTGTAACTAACTGGTCAACAAATTCAGCAGAGGTCTCATCAAGTTCCTCGCCAATATCTTCAGGTAATAACTCAGATTCTTCGTCAATTAGGGCTTCAGCCATACGTACTAGGCTACACCATCCCCAAAATCAAACTGTAGTTGATCTGGGTTTGGTAAACGGGGTCTGTATAACTCTTTCATTTCAGCCAACTCATCCATTACGTTCTCTACTTGCAATATGAAATCGTACATATCCTCAGTATTAGCAACCAATTGGTAGTTAATCCTCTTCAGCAACCCATGATGGGGAAAGGCGTTAATCCGATAAGCAACTTGTTGAGCAAGGGTAATTGTCTTATCCATCTTAATTTCTTCAGCGGATCTCATTTAGTTGTCCTGCTTTCTAGTTCTGCCCAAATTACTTGTAATGCCTCTATGCAATCCCGTACTTCACTAGACGGAGAACTCTTGTATCTCCAACCATCAAAGGAAGAACCAAGTGACATAATGGTTGTATCCATCCAGGTGTATAAGGATGGCGTATCTAAACGAGATGCTCGCTGTTGCGCTTTACTAATAGGTTGGTTGTCCAAACCAACTAACGTTTTTTTGAATATACCTATCGCCATGTTGTAATCTCCCTGACTGTTGTGTCTAACACTCGGCCTTCTATTGCTCTGAGGATACCATCAGTTTCATTCAATGGTTCTTGTCGGCGGCAAAAACCAAACTGTAAAAGGTATTTCCCCATCTTAATTTGTGGACCTTTTCCAATTCTCCAATGCCCGCCTAATTCCTTAGTCCAACCTATGCATACTTTTGGCGTACTGCTAGTGGCTGTATCCCTAACAATCCAATAGATACGCCCAACCCCGTGAACAATATTTAAACCCATTGGGTTAGTCTAACGCTTCTAAGTACCCCAATCAAATGGTAGTTGGTTTTGGTCTTTATTTTGTTTATTAATTGCTGGGAACCCTTGATCTTGTTGCTGCTGGCTAAATGCACCATGTTGAAACTTTGCACCAAGTGGTGTTGCTGACGGACGAGAAAAGTGTGTTGCATCAGACTTAACATACCCACCTGTCATACCGCCTGTGTTAAATGTCTTACCTTTAGATAAAGCATCATAAAAGTTAATGGCCTGATATACGGGAACATTATTGAACACATACTGGGTAGGGTTTTTTCTTCCTGCCTTGCCACGGAAATCCATGTAAATGTCACCAATTAACGTATCTGGGTTAAAGAAATATTGGACAAATGTAAACCGAGTACTGTCTTGTCCGTTCGTGTTTTCTCCCAACATTTCATCAGTGGCATTATCAATACCACCACTGGCAGCAGTCCACGGGTCAAAGTTTTCTTCTTTATTAAAGAGCGCTTCTTTAGTTTTTTCATCGGCATATGAAAAAGCCTGTAATGAGTCCTGCACACGGGCTTTGCCCATTGCTCCTAAACCTCGTGCTCTAGCCATGCACTAATTATAGATTACTTCCCTAAGAAGCAGTTTATTACCTTTGTGCCCGTACAGCCCTTGCGATTCCTTCTTCAAGGGATATCTTTGGGGTGTAGAAAGACAACATTTTTGTAGGGTCGCAAACGCGATATTGGACACCTTCTGGTGCTCCAATTATCCTTTCAAACTCAGGAGAGTAACCGCATTCAGTTGCTACTAAAGTTGCCAAGTCATTAAATGAGGTGACTCGCCCAAGCCCTAAATTTACTGGACCTTGTATGTCTTGTCGCACGGCTTCTAATGTTGCCGCAACAACGTCTTCCATGTGTATGAAGTCTCTTACTTGATTACCCGAACCCCAAATTTTAAATGGATTTGCTTTTTCAACACCACGTTTAATAAATGACGGGAAAGGGTAGTCAAGTGACTGGTCCTCACCATACCCAGAAAACGGACGGAATATATGGACTCTCAGCCCTTCTTTTTCTGCATAACTTGCAAGCATCTCTCCAGTTAGTTTTGCCCAACCGTATGTGTAGTCAGGAGATTGAATGTTGTTTAAATCAATATCCGACTCAGTTAGGTGGTGAGTAGAACCATAATCTTGCAATTTGATTGGATAGGCAGCCGAAGAAGAATAATAAATAATCCTTCCTGGTTTTGTTCTTAACGCCCACTGAAACAATTCAGAATCAATTGCGAGGTCTACTGCGACAGACAACGGCTCACCCTCTATGGTTGCTCGCCCTCCAACAATTGCCGCTAAGTGAACAACGAGGTCAAAGTGTGTTTCATCTGTTGCAAAAAACTTACGAGCATCTATTCCGTTTTTTATGTCTACACCTGTGATGTCATGACCATCAAGCGCTTTGTGGAAATATCCCCCAACAAACCCTGCATCGCCAGTAATAATAATTTTCATTTACATCCCCACATTCCATATATGTATGGTTCGCCAAATACTGTCGTGTCCAGCATAACAAAAACATCTGGGGTCCACCCAGCATTCTTCAGAAGCATCTCAACATCTTGCTTACCCCAAGCCCAATAGTGCTCATCGTTCGTGTCATACCAAGCATCAATTGGAGTTGAAAGGACCAGTGTTTGTGATTTACTTCTTATTAAGTTTAGGACTGAACTTGGGTCTTCAACATGCTCAATACTTTCTGAACAAATATACAAGTCTACATTTTCAATCTTTTTTAAATTAACTTCCAACGAACCAGAGTATTCATAGCCCTCTGCATAATCACCAAGTATGGTCTTCTCAACATCCAATGCTTTGGCAATTGCACCATTACCACAACTCAGATCAGCAACTGATTTTGCCTCTGCTTGATATGCCATGTCCTTAGCAAGTTGTATTGTCATGTTTACACGAATACCATGCCCTCGCCCATAGATTGCATGGTCGTGTGGTGTGGCGTATATTTCTGCTAATTCTTTAGCAGTATAAAACTCCCGTAACTTCTTTATCACCTATAGACCGTCATGTCATGACCACGGGTTTCAATTGCGCCTACTGCTACAGGGTAATGTATTGCTTCACAATCTTCCCGTACATACGTTGGGATGTGTAGGTAGTTAAGAGCATCGTGATGGAAACATGGGTCATCTGACATGTTCGCATCAAGATCCCATCGCCAGCGAATACCAGAAAACACAGACCTTGCTATAAAAATTGCAGCGGCGGAAGCCATTGCATTCATTACTGGGTATGGGTATGCCTCAACATATGGACCACGTAAGCCGTATGTAGAAATGTACGGAGCACACAATGGGTGATCCATTTCAAGCATCCTTGGAAGAATGTCATCAGGTGGCATACAATCGGCAGCCATAAACAAAAGATGTGTGCACCTTGGGTCTGACATTGCAAAATCGTTGACGAGACTCTGTCCCGCAGTGATATGTCGTATACGATTTTTGGTGGTGACTTCAGTCCTCTTGTCGTCTAGTGAGTATGTCCAGTATGTGCCACCAATGGCTTCAAGGCGTTCAATAAACGGCTTAAAAGGTTCTAAACCACGAGCGTCTACTTGGATCGCTGCAAAGTATGTAACGTCAGTCCAATTTCCAAACTGTTGATATTTTTCTTTTACCTGTTCTGCATTTTTCATCCAAGAACCCCAGTGGTCCTCATTGTCCATTACAAATGCTGCAAGTGTTGTTCCTACGACTATCATAATTTCGCTATCCTCTCCATAACTTCATTCCAATCCGATCCACGAACTTCCATTGAAAATACATCTCTAACTATTTCATAATTTACAATTGCTTCATCTTTACGCATTTGTGGGTTTATTAATTCTCCTAAATGATAAGCCCACTCTTCCTTACTATTTGCAACCCTACCAACCCCTAACTCAGCAAGGTATTGGTATTCTGGTGCTTTAGAGGCAATGAAAGGTACGCCAGCAGCAGCATACTCTAAACCTTTAATAAAGGATTTGGCATGGTTAAAGGGAAGATCACTAAGAGGTACAATACCAATATCTATTGGGGGAAATAACTTTGGATAATTTAAGATTGGAGCCATCGGCATAGTACTGCAACGTGCCTTTGGAAGACCAAGTTGCTCATAGGCATAAGGTGCATCTGGGGTATGACCTGAATGGTGGAACTTTAAATTGTGTTTAGCAAACTGTTGGTGAATGTGGGGGCGCAGTGTTTCTAAATCCCCAGACCTCCAAGGTGTTGCACCCACCCACCCAACTACAGGTTTGTGTTTTGCCACATCCTTACGGCGGGTCCACCTAGCAATATCTATTCCATTGCGAACCAAGAACACATTGTTTCTGCGCTTTGAATAGAAATCGTATAGAAAGGGGGTAGAAGTAATTACTGCATCTGCTTCATAAATCATTTTTATGTAATGGTCACGATTGTTTTCAGGATCACGCAGAGGGTCAGTGCTGACATACGCACGGTTATTTTCGTCTAACCCCTCAAAAAAGTCATCAACGTCTACAACAATGGTTTGACCAAGTGCCTGGGCTTTTCGGACATGCTCTGTAATAGATTTACGCATAACCAATTTAAATACAAGGATATTCCAACCATGTACGGCTTGGTCTTCTTTAATAATTTGACCGTAGCCATATTCTTCATGCCAGCGTGGGAAGCCCATACTGACCTTCCACCCAAACTTCTCTAACTCTTTCATAGGTAGCAAACAGCGGTACCAAGCGCAACCGTTAGGTTGTAATGGTTTTGTTCCCCAAGCCCAATCGTATGTTAAAAATGAAATTGTTTTGTTTTGCATGCACACTCTCTACTCGTTGTCATCCCCTTTTGCAAAGAGTGTAGCGCAATGTACAACCAATCCAAGTATTGTTATCCAAACACCCCAAGACAGGGTGTCACCTGACAGGGTGATAAGAACCATCCCCGTTCCTGCCAGAGTCCAGGTCAAGCCATGGATTTCAGATAAAAGTTTCTTCACAATGCTCCTTAACGATTTGCCCTATATAGGGGTACCTCTACCTACCTACGGCTTGTCTACGGGGCTCCTAGAGGGCTCTACGTGGATTGTGGTGATGTTATGTACGCCTAGATATGACTGGTGCGGGTAGTATAAATGATACCGTAGTTATGGCGATGATAACTCTTCGCTCACTGACAGGTATCCCTGATCCAATTGCGGTATAGGTGTCAAAAACACCCTCGTAGATATTTAATTCTTCCTCAAAAGATTCCTTAACGGGTTCTGGGGCATCTTGCACAGCGTCAACAATGGCAAGACCATCTTCTGGAGTTACCGCTGAAGCCACAATTGCGTCAAAGACTTCAGTTGCTTGCTCTCCTGAAACGCTTTCTAGCACTTTGGCGCTCGTCGCCAGTTCGGTGGCTTGCCCTTCACTTACTCCACCTTCTTGGGAAATGACCAAATCCACTACTTGAGCAACCTGATCGTTTGTAATGGTGGCGTTTTCAAGAACATTAACCACTTGAGCAAACTTGTTGTCAGAAATTTCAGGTGTCAAGATAGCGCTAACGGTTTGTGTCAAAACCTCATCAGACACCTTTTCATCAAAGATAGCGTTAATAACAGTACTGAACTCTCTATCGTCAAGTGGGCTATTAAGAATCTCTTCAACAAGGGCAACAGTTGCCTCATCGGATAGGTCGCCGTCAAAGGCAGCAGTAAAGACCGCTTCTAGTTCTGCGAAAGAAAGACCAGAATCCAGGAGGTTCTCAACGATTGCTCCCATTTCTTCTACGCTTGCTTCTGCGCTAAAGACGGTATCCATCACAATTGTAAGTTCTTCGCCTGAAAGTTCAGAACTCAACAAACTGACAAGGACTTCAGAAACTTGCTCGGTATCAGATGTATCAGCAAGCACAGCATCCATTACGGTGGCAAACTCCTCCGTTGAAAGGTCGGTGCTTAAAAGGTCATCAAGTGCAGCCGTAATCTCTTCTATTGAAGCGTCAGGCGTAAAGGTATTTTCAAGGATGCTATCTAGTTCTGTTTCTAAAATAATGGTATCTACAACTGGTTCAATGGTTTCTAGGTCAACAGACGGTAGCGTATCGGATGGAGAAACGGTAGTGTTCTCTGTTATCGGATCAGGTAACACCTCTTCAGGAAGGTCAGGAAATGTCTCTTCAGGCTCTATTTCAATTGGTTCTGTCTCTACTGGAATGGGTTCCGTATATGGTGGTATTACTACTGGTGTGGGTTCAGGCTGAACCTCTACAGGTGGTTGGACTGTTGGTGGTATTTCGGGTTCTGTGGTGGTTGTGGATTCAGGCACCGACGAGGTGGTCGTAGATGTTGTCGTTGTTGACTGTTCTGGCATGGTCGTTGTTGATTGGGGCAATGTTGTTTGGGGTACGGAAGAAGTAGTTGTAGTTGTAGTTGTAGTAGTCGTAGAAGTGGTGGTTGTAGTAGAGGTAGTAGAGGTAGTAGAAGATGTAGTAGTCGTATCAGGAATTGTGGTAGTCGTAGAAGATGTAGTTGTAGTTTCAGCAAGACCATTCCATAAAGATAAACTACTAATTGTAAGATGACCAGGTTGACAACATGTGTCTATGGAGTATTGGCGGAATGTGAAAACGTCACCTGCTTGAACGGGGACAGACATAGTTCCTGACGAGTTGTTGTTTTGTGTAATCAACGTGTAACTACCATTGATGCCATATTGTGGTGGGTCATAAACCCAACCATCATTGGTTTGGTATGCCCAATTAAAATCAATTATGCCTACATTGGCAGGGATTGTAGTTTCAATCTTGACCCAGTTCGGACCACTACAACCATTTGAGTCAGGGCCGTGCAAGATGATGCTGTTGTTTACAACTTCAACTGAGCCTCCACAATCCCGTGACTGGCTGTATGTCCACTCACCAAGCATGTCGGCTTTAGCAGATGAGTTAAAAGGAGCGATCCAAGCAAGAATCGCTACAGGAAGATATATCCAAAACCCTTTACGAAGTTTAAGCACAGACCATTATAGTCTCTTATTCTTTTACCATTTTTTTAATGGACAAACAGCGTGTTTTAGTTTTACTTTTGCTGCCATAAAACAGCCACACTCCTTACACTGCTTAGTCACTTTTAAAAAACTAGGACATTCTAAACAAATAGCATACCTATCAGTGGCTTCTTGTTCATCTGCCCGTGCCATATTTGGGTTTACTAAATCCCAAGGACGAGTGTCACCTAACTTCTTTTTGTATTCTTGCCATGCGTTCACAAGGACTCCGATGGTTGCTGAAAGCCAGAGCCATCATGCGTCCAACCAAGAGTCACAGTATTAACCTCTTCTTGCGACATCTCTATAATTTTTGGGTCTGAACGCAATCCAGCAACTAAGGGTATGTGTATATTTCCGCCCACAGAAAAATGACCTGTAAAGTCTCCATCAACAATCACTCCAAAATGGACCATATTTAGCATTGCTTGTTGTATTACTGGGTTAACCGACATATCTTGTTCAAGTTCATTCATACCTGTAGGCTAGCACCCAAAACCAGGAAATATCCAAGCATCACAAACAGTAACAACAGGACAAGCACAGTTACAAGGGTCACATGCGGCAGGTGAACAGCGACCATTATAAGCCACACAGTTTCTGTAAGCAAGACCACCAGGGAAACACTGAGTTTCAGTTACAGGGGACGCATTACAGGATGTACACAAAGGTGCGCCAGCACATGGATCAGGAGGTGGTGGCGGTGGTGGTTCTCCTCCTCCTCCTCCTCCACCTCCACCTCCACCTGCTGCTGCAGGAGTAACACTATTAGAGGAAACCGAAACGGTATTTATTCCGTAACCGCTGACTGTCGTCACGGTAAATGTATAGGCAGTTCCATTACTTAAACCAGTTATTACTATAGGGGATGAGGAACCACTTGCCGTAAGCGCACTTGGGGAAGAAACTACTTGATAAGTTGCTACGCCTTTTCCGTCGTGTGCAGCAGCAGTAAAACTTATTGTTGCTTGACCATCCCCCGCAGTTGCCGATATAGAAGTTGGTGCGTCTACAAACTTTCCGCTAGATGCGGTATTTCCATAAATCACGAAGCGCTCAAATCACCAATCAAATACCAAGTGTCTGCTGTGGTGGTTTTAATTAGAGTTGCAGATGAGTACCTAGCACGTAGGTATACTCCTGGCGTTGCCAGAAGTGTAGTACCTGAAACAGTAATTTGTGTTTTTCCTGTTCCTGCTTGAATAATTGTAATCTGTGAACCAGGACTTAAAGTTAATTCATTAGAGACACGCACAACATTAGCGCTGCTAGAAGTCATTTCAATTATTTTGTTTTTATCACTATTATCTACAATGTGTAAGGAAGTAGAGTTAGTGACAATAGGTGAGTCCATATTGCTAGCGACAATTGCCCAAGAGTTGGCTTCTCGCTTAATCAACTTCATTGAATCCCATTGACCAGTAAGTAAGGTTTGACCACTAACCCCATTAAGGGTTACACCACCAGCAGTAGTTACCGATACAGTTCCAACCCCCGTTTGTAGTAGTTCAATAGTGTCACCAATATAGAATGAGGCAGTTGAGTCGGAAGGAATGGTTACTGTAATTGGGTTTATATTATTTAACTCTACTATTTTAGATCTATCTTCCAGCACTAATGTGTAAGTCGTATTAGTTTGTGTGTTGATAGGTGTGAATGTGCCAATTAACCCTCTTGTTGCACTATTCTCAGATAGACGAGAAATCACGATATTTCTGCTCCAAACATTGAAAAGGACAAGTTTGCGCTAGAAGCATAAACAGTCACAACATCGGTAGCAGCCAAGGTAATACCTAGACTAAGGGTAACGGTGTCTTTAGCCATAATAACAGCATCAAAAATTATGTAGTGTAGGTTAGCCAACGTTGTTCCAGCGGGGCGAACGGCAACACGGTAAGTTGCTGATGCAGTGCCACGATTGCAGATAGACAGAGTTGAAGAAACAATTGACTTTCCTGCACCTACGGTCAAGATGTCTGTATTAGTGGTGGCTGATGGTGCGGACTGGGCTAAAACTTTATATGCTTGGGCCACGGGCTCTCCTTAAGGATTGTAATGCCCCATTTTACCCTAAATGGAAGGTAGGGATTAGTTATTCTCTGTGAAGAGTGCCATGTTATGAAATCCTATACCGAACGATAACGATACCACCAGCGCCATTGCCAGCGTAAAACACATTATAAACTCCTTGTGCACCGTCACCACCTTCGCCTGGAGCAACGCCATGTCTCGCTTGTTGTCCAGTGTTTCTTCCAAGACCACCATAGCCACCAATAGCGTAAGTAGCAGAAGTTCCAGTTGAGTAGGTAGAAGCAAGTCCAGCACCGCCACCACCTCCGCCGTAGCCGCCATCACCGCCGCCACCTGCACCTGACTTACCACCGCCACCACCGCCCGAACGATAACCTTGACCAGAGTTCGGACCTGCATTACCTCCTGCGTTACCTTCACCAGAAGTGCCTGCACCTCCCTCTCTTGGGGTATCGGCACCACCATATTCTGAACCGCCACCACCGCCAGAACCACCGCCAGCGCCAGCAGGGGGGTTTCCACCACCAACACCACCTCTACCACCACCAGAGCAACTTGAAAAAGAGCCAAACGAACTTCCAGTGCCGCTTGCACCAGCACCACCTCCACCGCCCACCGTGATGGTATGGGTGCCAGCAGTTACTGCAAGTGCAGTTGCTGTACGCATACCGCCCGCACCACCACCTCCACCTCCGTTGCCACCATTGCCACCTCCACCACCAGCAACTACAACATAGTCAACAGTTGGGTAGTTGCCAAGATCTGAAATAACAAAACTTCCTGATCCTGTAAATGTGTGTGCCTTATATAAAATGCCACTTTCAACATAAGTGTTTATAGTTCCGCCAGTAGCGACCATAAAAGATTCACCACCACCAGCCCAATAAGAAGCAACTTGTCCCGTAGAGCCACGAGTTAATCGGGGGTTGAGAAAGCCAGCGCCAATAGAGCGTCCACCGCTCATTGAGTTGTTAATAAGGCCCATATAGTTAGAGCCTACGCTATTACGTTGACATACCCGTGAATGACAATTGCGGTACCAGTTGCAGCCCAAGCACGAACAATAAGGGGTGTTGCATTACCTTTAATCAGGAGTCCAGGGGCAATTAAGTAGAGACCATTTTCGGCTTTTACGGTGTATTCAATGTCGTCAGTTCCAGCAGTTGTTCCACCCCACTGGATGGTGAGTTTACGATCTGTTGTGTCGTAGTTCTGTGCATACAACCAAACTTCATGCAGTGTTGCTGCGGTTGCCGAACCAGTATGTATTGTTGTTCCTGGACTAGAGGTAGCGGCAACAAGAATACCCCTACCGTCAGTTGATCCACTGAGAATTGTTTTGCTAAATGTTGCCATAAGTTCTCCTAATTAAATATTCTGTTGTTTAAAACTACTTGGTCATCTTCCCAGCCAGTAATTTTTGTTGTTGCAATAGCCGCCGAAGCATTAATATCTGCGTCCACAATCGTACCATCAGCCAACATGGTGGATGTGATAGTGCCAGATGGAGCGCTGAAGGTGCCCGTAAATGAAGCATTGTTGGTAGGGGCTTTTGCGTTGACCTGAGTTTGAAGGGCCGAAGTTACGCCATCAAGGTAACTAATCTCTGTAGCAGAGACATCACCGATAGACGTGGTAGATGGGAGCACTACAGTTCCTGTGAAGGTTGGGGCGGCAGTTGTCGCCAAGCCAGTGACCACACCCGTATTGCCGTTTACCGAGGTAACGCCACCCTGGTAGGCAAGGCTGTTCCATGCGGTAGAGCCATTACCAAGTTTAAGTTTTCCTGTGTCGGTTTCGCCACCCAGTTCACCAGAGGCAAGAGTCGGGTTAGCCGCAGTCCAAGCCGCCGCCGTGTCCCTACGAATCAATATTCGTCTAGTTGTCATTGGTTATCTCCAAATGGGCTTTACAACCATAATACTATCATTGCTGGTTTGAATGGGTATACCAGTTTACTAGCATTTTAGAAAGTGATGCTACCTGAACTTAAAAATTGATAAATACGGAATCCACCAGCAAGTATCACGGTTGGAGAACCTGTTGTCGCAACGGCCTCAGTAAACGAATCTGGATAGCGAATAACAACAACACCTGAGCCACCTGAACCTGCGGAGTGGTAGACACCACCTCCGAAACCAGCACCTCCTCCACCTCCGCCTCTATTTACTGATCCATTACCGCCATTTGAGTTGTTACCACCACTACCTCCAACGCTAGAACCACCAGTTCCACTTAGTCCAGCACCACCACCACCAGCATAAAATAAAGATGTACCAGTAATAGACGAAGAGGCACCAGTTCCTCCGTTTACTCCAGAACCCGCAGACCCCTTACCGCCACCACCGCCTGCGTTTGCAGCACTTTGTTGTGCAGCACCAGCATTGCCCTGCCCAGCAATGCCAGTTCCTGGTGGATCTACATATTGGTTTTGGTTTGCTCCACCACCACCCGATCCACCGTTGCCAGCGTTATATCTCTGACCTCCACCAATACCAGCACCACGTCCACCACCCGTAGCAGTAATTGTCGTAAAACCAGACCCAGTTATTGTTGAGTTTGAGCCGTTACTGCCTTCACCAGAACCACCGCCAATAGTTATTGAGTATGGAACTGCGGTGAGTACAGCGACTGTGCTTTCAATCATGCCTCCTGCGCCACCACCAGCACCAGACCAACCTTGATAGTTATCTGGACCGCCACCGCCACCGCCAGCGACAATGAGGTATTCAACTATTGACGGTGCGGTTACACCGCCGCCAGCCCAATAGATTGCGGCCTGGCTTGTGTTTCCACGGTTGCGTCGTGGGTTGAGGGAACCGCCAGAAACAGCCCTTCCACCAGAAACAACCTTGTTTAGATCAACCATGTGTACACCTTTTGATTAACTAAAATATCTGAGAAGCCAGAATGATTTGGTCGTCTTCAGCGAAACCGCTAGGCATTGTAACAGTTCCCGTAAACGTTGGGGACGCAAGGTTTGCCTTGAGGTCCAAAGCAGTTTGTTGAGCAGTAGAAACTGGTTTATTTGCATCACTTGTATTGTCTACGTTACCAAGCCCCACCATACTCTTGGTTACACCAGAAACAGTTCCTGTAAATGTTGGGTTAGCGGCAGGGGCAAGTCCAGTAACGACACCAGTTTGACCGTTTACAGAAGTAACATTATTTTGGTAACCCAAACTGTTCCACGCTATTGCGCCTGTTCCAAGTTTAAGTTTTCCTGTATCGGTCTCATGCCCGAACTCCCCAGCGGCAAGCGTTGGGTTGTTTGCGGTCCAGTTTGCAGCCGTGTCACGGCGAATAAGAATGCGGCGGTATGCCATTATGCGCTCCCACCATCATCTACAAAGTAATCATTAAGTGGGGTGTCAGAGAAGCCGCTATCAGAGATAGTTTGTGGGAAGCGCTTCCAAACACCGTCAAGATAGCGCCAAACCATACCTCCAGCGATATACTCATCTCCAGAAGATGGAGAGTTGGGGAAATCAATTGGTGCGGGCATTATGCAACCACCAAACTTCCTGAAGCCGTAAATGTTCTAACGGTGTACGAACCAGAAGTTGTTTCAGTTCCGCCTGTAATAGTGGAACCTGAAACGTCTGCTGTCAGATAACGAACTATAACTACACCTGAACCACCAGCGGCACCATTGCTGTAACTGCCGAACAAATCTCCGCCACCGCCACCACCGCCAGTGTTTGCCGTGCCAGCGACCGAAACAGTTGTTTGTCGTTTTGCACCGTTGCCGCCTCCGCCAGAACCACCAGCGCCAACAGAAACACTGTTGCCGCAAGCACCACCACCACCGCCCGCACGAGTAACGGCTGTGCCTGTTATAGATGAACTGACTCCGTTCCCACCAGAGGTTGTTCCAACAGCACCAGCACCGCCACCACCTCCACCTCTATATCCCTCATTGGTGGGTGTGTTGTTTCCTGCACCTCCTGAGTAACCTTGGCTTGTCGTACCAGCACCACCAGCACCAACGTTGTATGAGCCACCACCACCCGAACCGCCAGAAGAACCATTAGAACTAAGTCCGCCACCGCCACCACCGCCTGTTGAAGTGATAGTTGAAAAGACAGATGAAACGCCGTTGGTACCATTTACAAATTGAGAAGTGGACCCAGCACCACCAGCACCAACTGTGACTGTATAAGTCCCAGGAGTGATAGCAAAAGACGCTTCGGCAGAGGCACCACCACCCGATGTAGCCCCACTTACATTTGTCCTATAACCACCAGCACCACCACCGCCTGAAGCCTCCCCACCACCGCCAGCACCACCAGCAATGACGAGGTATTCAACAGAAAGGTTTGCTGTAGTAAATGAAACGGCAGAGGATTCTGATGAGCCAGCACCCAAAGCGTTTACCGCTTTAAGTTTTACGTAGTAAGTAGTACCAACAGCAAGACCAGTAATGGTGATTGGGCTTGTGCCATCCGCTGGTGAAAGTGCTGTGTAAGAACCGTATGTTGTACCACCGTTAGTGGATAGCGCATATTGGTAGTTTGTAATTGTTGAACCACCATCAGCACCTGCTGTGAATGTGAGAGTGACAGACGATGCACCAGCAGACCCTGATACCGCTACAGATGTCGGTGCTGCAGTAGGTACTGTCGTAATGGCAGAAACCCAAGCGCTCCCATCCCACCGCTGTAAAGCAGATGTATCAGTAAGAAAAATGAATTGACCAGTAAAAGGTGACGGAATTACAGAAGAGCGGTTTTCAGTAGTAGTTACTGTAATGCCTGATAGTCCAGAAGCAAGTTTGGCTTGAGTTACTGCCCCAGAATTAATCTTGGCTTCAGTGATAGCGTTAGAAGCAATCTTTGCCGCTGTTACTTCGCCTGTAGAAATAGTATAAGAGTTAGCAGTAATTAGGCCCCAAGTGGTGCCGTCAAATATCCACTTCTTTCCACCTGACGTGAAAGAATCATTTGTGGCTGGAGAGTCAGGAAAGTTAATAGCCATACTAAGATATTACTAGGCTTCCTGATGCAGTAAATGTACGAACAGTGTAAGACCCTGAAGTTGTTGCAGTACCACCAGTAACTGTCCTATCAGAAAAACTTGCTGTTAAATAACGAACAATTACTACTCCTGAACCGCCGTTACCACCAGAAGCAGGGCCTACGTGAGCGCCACCACCGCCACCACCGCCAGTATTTGCTGTTCCAGCACCGCCTTCTGCTGGTGAGTTAAAACCGCCTTGCCCACCACCGCCAGCACCACCAGAACCTGGGGTTCTTGCTCCCGTATTGTTGTTCTGTGAGCCACCACCTCCACCGCCTCTTGTCACTGCCGTACCCGTTATGGACGAAGACACTCCTGCACCGCCATTGCCACCATTGGATGTAGACCAGTCCAACCCAACTGCTCCTGCGCCACCTCCACCACCTCCGCCAAGTGCCACGCCACCAGTGTGTCCACCACGACCACCCGCATATCCTTGGTTCGCTGTTCCTGCACCAGCGGTGTTTGGTTCAACACCTCCGCCACCACCTCCACCGCCACCACCGCCAGAGCCACCAGTTGAACCTGCGAATGATGCTTGTGTCCCTGCTTTGCCGCCACCAATAGATGTCACGGTTGCAAATACTGAATCTGCGCCATTTGTGTATGCCGAAGAACCTACACGTCCAATTCCTCCAGCACCAACAGTCACCGTGTAAGTACCCAAAGCAAGAGTCATTGCTGCTTCAGCAGAAGCACCACCACCACTTGTAGCACCTGTTACGTTTGTTCGGTAGCCTCCTGCACCTCCGCCACCACCGCCAGCACTGTCAGCGCCACCACCTCCGCCACCGCCGCCAGCAATTACAAGGTATTCAACAGAAAGGCTTGCTGTAGTAAACGAAACAGCAGAAGACTCCGACGACCCAGCACCCAAAGCATTCACTGCTTTAAGTTTTACATTGTAAGCAGTACCAACAGCAAGTCCAGTAATGGTGATTGGGCTTGAAGCATCGGCGGGAGAAAGTGCCGTGTACTCACCGTATGTTGTACCACCGTTAGTGGATAGCGCATATTGGTAGTTTGTAATTGCTGAACCACCATCAGCGCCAGCGGAGAACGTAAGTGTGACTGAACTAGAGGTAGGGGAGCCTGACACCGCTACAGAAGCAGGCGCACCTGTCGGCACCGTGGTAATTGCAACAACCCAAGTACTACCGTCCCAACGCTGTAATTGACTTGTATCAGTTAGAAAAATGAATTGACCATTGAAAGGGGACGGGATAACAGCAGAGCGGTTAGCCGTAGTAGTTACTGTAATGCCCGATAAACCTGAAGCAAGTTTGTCTTGAGTAACGGCACCAGAATTAATCTTGGCAGTTGTTACAGCATCAGACGCAATTTTTGCTGCCGTGATATTGGCATCCAAAATCTTTGCTGTAGTTACAGCACTAGCGGCTATTTTGTCGGTAGTTACAGCGCCCGTTTCAATGGATGCCTCGGCTTGAGAAATAACCACAACCCATGCTGTGCCATTGTATTTCCACGTAGTAGTACCTACGGTGAATTCATCGTTAAGGGATGGAGAGTTAGGGAAATCTATAGCCATTATGCAATCACCAAACTTCCCGATGCTGTGAATGTTCTAACGGTGTATAAACCTGAAGTTGTGGCAGTACCACCAGTGATGGTTTTGCCTGAGGCACTTGCCGTGAGGTAGCGAACAATGACAACACCAGAACCACCAGCGCCGCCAATTCCAGTATCAAAATTGTAGGCTCCACCACCGCCACCTCCAGTATTTGCTGTACCAGAAGTTCCATTACCTGCCGCACCACCAGCGTTAGTGCCACCAGCACCACCGCCACCGTTACCTCCTGCACCCGCTAGAGAGTTGCCTGCGGTATCTCTGCTATCTGCACCGCCTCCACCACCTGCATAGAAGGTTGCCGTTCCAGTGATAGACGAAGAAACACCTGCACCACCGTTAACTGGTACTGCACTTGAAGTGCCATTTGTTCCAACGGCTCCCGCACCACCACCACCACCATTGCTTCGTGGACTGACTTGTCCGCTTCCTCCACGAAATCCCTGTCCAGTTGTTCCAGCACCAAAACTAGTTGAAGGGTAGGACGAGCCTCCTCCAGAACCGCCTGCCTGACCCGCTCCTCCTGATGTTTCGCTACCACCACCACCACCACCTGTAGAAGTAATAGCATTGAAGGAGGAAGCAACCCCATTAGAGCCTGGCGAAGTATCAACAGTTGCTCCTGCGCCACCAGCACCAACTGTTACCGTGTATGTTCCTGCAACCAAAACCATTGATGCTTCTGCACTCGCCCCTCCACCAGATGTTGCACCAGAAACGTTTGTTCTAAAGCCTCCAGCGCCACCTCCACCAGCACGGTCAGAACCCCCTCCTCCGCCGCCTGCAACAACCAGGTATTCAGCATAAAATGTTTTCGTATGCTGTGTACCGTCAGACCAACCATCTGACAAATACACCTTCATCAAATTCGTATCTGTTTCAAAAACTGTTTGCCCAACAAAAGGAGAACCTGGTCTCGTACTGGAAGTACACACTGTTACCACTGGAACTGTAGAAGCAAGTTTGGCTGAAGTTATTGTACTGTCAGCAATTTTGGCTGCCGTAACAGCACTAGACGCTAATTCGGTTGTACCAATAGAACCAGCCGCAGCAACTGTTCCAGTAATTTCCCAAATCGTTCCTGACCATGTCCAAGTACGTGCACCTACCGTGTAGGTATCACCAACGCTTGGAGAGGCGGGAAAAGTAAGGGACATCTATTATTCCGAAGGAATAACGATTTCCACCCACTCTTGCTCTTCTTCGTCCCAACTGTACATACCCTCTTCTGGGCGAGCAACTGGTGCTTCCCATTCAGTGGTGTCTTCATTAAGCGTCCAAGAAGGGAAAGGTTTGGGGGCGATGTATGCGTCTAGGGCAGAGTTATAGGTGTAGCCGATACCTGCATAGCGAGCACGCATGTTGCCGTTGTACGAGGTCTGCTTCCACGTTCCACCCAACAGATTACGACAGAACTCAGCGCCTACGGCCTCTGATTCGTCGCCCTCTGCGTCTTTGCAATCATCGTTAGATACTACGATTACTCGCAATACAATGTTGTCTTCGCCAATTTCAGCAAAATGTGCCATGTTAATTTCTCCTAGAAGGTTATGCTGCCAGATGCAGTAAAAGTATATATCCTGTAGCCACCTGTTGTTGCTACGGTTGGGGAACCAGTAGTTGATACTGCTAAATCAAATGCGTTTGAGTAGCGAATGACGACTATGCCTGAACCACCGCTACCACCTACACCGTTGGCATAGTACCAGCCACCACCACCTCCACCGCCAGTACTGGCTGTGCCAGAGGTAGCAGTTCCTCCAGAACCAGCGCCTCCACCCCCCAATCCACCGCTACCACCACCACCACCATCAGTTGTTCCTCCGCCGCCACCAGCATAATAAACAGATGTGCCTGTTATTGACGATTGTACACCCACACCACCGTTTGATCCTGAACCTGCTGCGCCAGCACCGCCTCCACCACCTCCACCTTGAGACACACCTGATGCACCATCATAACCTTGCCTTGGTGGTCCTGCAGTACCAGACCCAGCAGCACCGCTTCCAGTACCAGCGTAAGAAGCGCTACCGCCACCTGAACCGCCTGAACCTGCATTTGTTCCTGGATTTGATGTTGCACCTCTACCACCACCAATAGATGTCTGACTAAATGCAGAACTATTTTGACCGTTTGAACCAGCGGCAGTAGGACCAGCACCTGATCCGCCAGCGCCAATCGTTATTGTATAGGTAGTTGCAGCAGTAATTGCCGTATTACCAGTAAGCAACCCACCACCACCACCACCACCAGCAGTTCCTCCAGAACCACCTCCACCACCTGCAACAATCAGATATTCAATAGATGATGGATTGTTTGGCATTAATACTTGTTGAAGGGTGGTTAAGTTTAACATCCCACTTTTAGTGGTTCGCTTCGGTCCAATAGAACCACCAGGTCCTCTAGCCATTAACTAATCTCCTCATAACTACATACTGCTTCAAGATCAGAGTTAGCAGAAGCAGTGAGGCGCAAATCATCGCCTTCTTCTAGATAAATAGATTTACTAATGACATCTAGTGTCGCATCTGGTGGGACAGAAACAGTGTGGGCAATTTCATAAGAAATAGAAGCGGAAGAACGATACAAACCAACTGAAATGTCTGCGGCATTCGTACCGTCAACGTTTGCTATGTACAAGGCATTGACCTTAAGCACCTTGCCGCTTGATGCCGCATTTGTGACAATAGCAGTAGCCGATGTTGTTACTAGTTGTACAGCCGTCTTACCTAAGATGGTTGTTACGTTGACGATATTTGGTGCTGCCATTTTAGCCTCCGAAAACTATTGACATTGCGATTGCTTTACCTGTTGAAACTGGGGTAGCCCATTTTAGACCAGTTGCTGTAGAAGAATCTACTGTAAGAACTTGACCAGCAGAACCAGCCGTGAGACCGCCAATAGTGTTATCGGCAGTTCCGACAAGAAGGTCACCTTTAGCATTAATGGTGTTTACGAGAGCGCTAAATGGAGAAGCGCCAACTTCAATCCAATTTGTTCCGTAATAAACATAGGTACCACCCGTAAGTGAGTTAAACCAGATTTGCCCAGAAACAGGTGATGCTGGGGCGGAATCTTGCACACTGGCGGTTACACCTGATGCACCAATTTCAATCCACGAAGAATCGTAATAAACAAAGGTTTGTGCGGTATCGGTATCAAACCACATACTTCCTTCAAGTGGAGATGCAGGGGCGGAAGAACTAGACACCATTCGTGCGCCCGTACCTACACCACCAACCTCAATCCATTGAGAGTCGTAGTAAACAAATGTCTTGCCAACCGTAGAGTCAAACCAAAGTTGACCAGCCAATGGTGCTGCGGGGGCTGTATCAGAGATAGTTGCGCCACCAATAATTGTTTCAGGAACCCAAGCCGTACCATTCCACTTCAAGAATTGCCCAGCGGATGCCACAGAAGCAGAAACGTCACCAATGTCATCCAAGGTATTAATAGTTGGGATGGTTCCGTTCACCCAACGAGTTCCATCAAACTTTAGGAATTGACCGCTAACAGGGACGGTAAACAGAACATCAGAAAGGTCAGTAAGGTCTTCTACGAGGTCTGGTTCGCCACTTGCTTGTAGCCAATGGCTATCGTAATAAATGTAAGTTTCTAGTGTTGTTGAGTTAAACCAAAGGTCTCCTTCTGATGGAGAAGCGGGTGCGGTAGCAGAAACTTCTAGGCTTGCACCACCACCACCAAAGGATGCTGAGGCGGAAACAAACTTAGTACCATCAAACTTAAGAACTTGGTCAGTAGTCGCACCTGTTGGGTCAATCTCAATGTTGTCTACAAATAGAGTTGGTGTTTTAAAAGTGTCATCGGTGCGAAGAACATCAGCACCATCACGGTAAAGGTTTACATCTCCATTACCAGAACCAGGGCCCCAAGTAAGGCGACCGCCTGCTTCAATCTTTAAGCGAGCATATGTGTCAGCGTCAACAAATACGGTTATAGCCTCAGAACCAGCAGATGTTAACTGCTTGACAGTAATAGGTACTGTAAATTTCTGTGCCACGACCTCAATCGCTTCCTATGTTGTGACCCCGCAAGGTCTATTTGCTATTAACCTACTACAACGATGGTGTAATCGTTAGCCGAAATCGTACCGTACAGAACAACTGACAGGGTGTCTGCGTTAGAACGGGTCACATCTCCAATTACCGTAGCACCAGTTGATACTTCATAAATCTGCACGTTTACATCGGTTGTATTAAAGTTGTGGGTAACAGTGGTAGTTGAAACACCTGTACTGCTTGCGGCACAACCCTGTTTAGCAATACGGGCAAGTGCTGAGGTAGTTGTTGTAACTGCACCAGCGCTGGTTTTAATACCAAGGTTTGTACGAGCAGTTGCTGCATCACTTGCACCAGTACCACCGTCTGCAACAGCAACGTCTGTACCATTCCAAACACCTGTGGTAATTGTCCCGAGGGTTGTAATTGAAGACTGACCAACATAGTTTGCAGAAATGTCTACAGAATCAGCATTAACTGTAATACGGTTTGTTGTACCAACCACATCAAGCGTATTTCCGCTCTTTGTGAGACCATCGCCAGCAATGACTTGACCAGCACCTGAGAACTGAACAAAGGTTAACCCTGTTGTTCCAAGAGTAATCGTGTCGTTTGTTGTAAGAACAAAACCGTTGTCTCCGTTTACTGTACCTTCAGCAACGAAGGTAAACATTCCTGTCGTAACTTTTGCTGATGTATTGGCATCAGTTGCGCGAGAGGCGGCACCAGAAGCAACCGCTACATAAATACCGTTTTCAGATGCTGTGCTCTGGTCTTTGAGGAGAACACGATCACCAGCAACAAGTGTGACTCCGTCAATTACGTCGCCTGCTTCAAGAGCCGAAGCGATTGCCACTGGAGCAACGGAAGCGACTCTTACTGAATCTTTGACATCAAGACCTTGACGAGCGGCATCAACATAACCCTTGGTGGCAATGTGTGCGGCATCTGTTGGGTCGGCAACTTTTGCGTTACCAGAGGCATCTCGCTTGACAAGTTTGCTTGCAGTTGCATCTGAGGTTGCATCTGTGAGCATCTGCCACATTGCGGCTGGTAATAGACCCGCACTATCAGTATCAGCAACAGCAAGAGTAAGGGTAACTGTGCCGTTTGATTCAGATACGGTAAGGGCTTCAGCAATACCTGCACCACCACCTGAAACAATGGTGTGTGGTAGCGAGCGCCAAGCACTGTTTGCATAAACCTTAATTGTGTCAGTCGTGGACTGGTAAATTAAGCGGCCTTCAAAGTTACCACTTGATGGGTCTGCGCCCACAACCTCAAAGGTAGCGTTAATCAGTTGATTCTGATTAAGGTCAATATTAGTTAGAAACTTCTGAGCCATTAAGTGTCCTTACGTGAGGTAGGCGTATCCTGAGAACGCTGATGTAAAGTTTACTACAACTTGTGTGGTGCTTACATAGGTGACTTCTCCGATAACGACTGTTTTGGCGCTATCCACGATAGATACTGATGGGTATCCACCCAAAGCATGATTAATTGTCCATGTTGTAGAGGTTGTTCCTTGAGTATGTATATGCCGAACGGAGGCTGGGTAAACAAGGTTTAATACTTGGTTAGGCGCAATCCCTGTAATGCTGGCACTTGCGTCAGTGGCAACAGTAACCGTCCCAATAGATAGAGCGTTTGGAGGGCCAGCAACGCCTGGATCGCTAACAATCAAATCTACAGTGGAAATTTCCCCAGTGACTAGAGACTCTACTGCCGCAGAATCTTGAAGAACTACTGTACTTTTTGGAGATGTAATGACAACACTGGTGTCATCATCCAGAGTTAAGACATAATCAGGCATACGGGTTCGTGGAGATGGATGCGTCTACTGAAATGGTTCCAGCGGCTAGTCGTTCCCAGTCTCCTGCCGAATCTTGGACAAATAGATCAAAGGTATGAACTCCCGCTGGAATACTGTTTTTATCAGAAATATGCATTTCTAGAGTTACTCCTGCTTTTGGAGCCAAGTAACCCCTTCTATTTGCCGTAAGTGCAACAATTGTATTTTCTGCTGGAATGGATGAATACCAACGTAGATCTAGTACCGTAGTGCCAGCAGTATCCTTTGCTTGCAAGTAGGCATTAGTGACAGCCTGTAACGTGCCAGTGCTGTCTTTCCATGTAAAAGTTTTGCGGAAATCCTCATATTGTTTCATACGAAGTTCCATATATTGAGCCTCATCTCTATCAGTAACGGTGTCGCCTGTATTGACAGTAATGACCCCTTTAGTTACTTGATAGTAAACATCGTCATAAACTGCTAAGACATCATACTCTAAGTTACCAATTGGCAACTCTAGTGTTTCTGCAGCGGTTAGGTAAAGACGAACATCCCCTGATCCGTTAACCGTTGCCGTGATGTTTTTCTTAGACTGGGTAGTTGTTTGTATCTGGGCTTTAACAGCACTAGGTACCATTTTCCTTCGCCTAGTTTTGCTCTTAATACAAATTATACGATCAAACGGCAAACCACGGGAGGCAGTGTAATTAACGGTTCGGGCCATTGCAACAGTTTACTACAAGGCTACTGACCTTTTTTCTTCCTTGGAAAGTCATGCCCGACCTCTAGCATCTTCTTGCGAACAAAACTTTCCATGTTTTTAACGGCACGGTGGTCTGAAGGGGTGCTTGCCATGTGCACAATTCCATCATCCTTGATACGCAGTTGAATGTGCCCGCTGTGTGTTTTATGGCCCATCACTGGAGTGCTTGCTTGGCTTATACGGGAAAGCACCTCACGAAAAGGCTTATGGGTAGTTAGGGAGCGAATACGATCTTCACTGAGTGCATGTTGCTCCCAATTAAGGTTATTCTCACCAGCCATCCTTAAAGATTACTACATGCGGTGTAACAGGGTACGTTTCATCCGTGCATAGGCTTGCTCATACTCTTCTGTCTGCTCATCGGTGAATACACGAACTGCGTAGATACATGGGTCTCCACCCTGATCTAACTCCTCTTCTTCCTTATCGGAAGTGGGCAACCCATCGTGGATGTAGCAGGTTGGGTAAAGGCACCATTTATGATCAATCCCAATTGCTAACCATTCATCAAAACCCATAAGTTGTTCTGACACATTTTCTCCCTATTTTGAAACCGCTAATGTTACTTGATACTCCCCATATTCAGGTTGGTCAATAGCAGTTACCATCGCAGTCTTGAACCCTTGGGTGTGGGCTAGTGTAACAGCCTGTTCCTTTGCGTCAAGCATCTGGGGCGTAAAAATATGATAAGTGATTATCATGCCATTGTCCTATCATTAATAATCATATTTTGAAAACTTCTTTATTTTCTTCTTTTCTTTGCGATCATTAGAGGATTTACGGTTTTCTTTATGAATGTGCAAATCTTTGTAATGTCCTTCTAAGTCATCTTCCTCTTGAAGAAACTGCTTACTTAAGTTATTATTTTGATTCATATTTATTAAGAAGCAAGACTGACAACCTTTGTTCTAGTCTTTTGTTTTCTTGTACAAGGATTTGCCTAAAGCGATCCTTACCGTACTGGCCTAATCCATGTTGTTTTTTCATAACTTTAAGCATAGTATAAGTTAGAACAACCTGATAGACAGGCTGCCATCCTTTCCTCTTATGACACCTGGTCTACTGTTCTTATTTTCTTCTTTTATTTCTCTTTGCCTTACTGCAACATGATCCATGCGTTTTACGTTTACGCTCTTAGGTAATGGTGGTGCAGTTGGGGCAAGTTTTTCATAACCAGGAAGGGTGCTTTGCGTCTTTGGTGGCAGTGGTGCAGTGTAATGGGCGTGTACAGCCTGAGAATACTCTCCAACATCACCAAGACCTAATTGTTTTAAACCTTCACGGACATGGGGATGGTTCTCCACCATTTGACCTAAATACAGATGTCGGGCAGTAGTTGCGTACTTTGAGTTTTTTGCTGCTAACTTGCCAGTCTTTTCTTCTATATTTTGCCTTAAAGGCGCTAAGTGCTTGTCGGCAAGGGCATCCATATCTGGCAAAGACTCAATACCAGCCTTTCCATGCATAGCAACATGCAACCTAGTTGCTGCGTACAATGCTTGTTCGTGCCGATCTCTCCACCCTTTAAAGTTTACGCCGTAACCACCACCAGTTTTCTTAAGATCTAAAACCCGTTCATCATTTTCAATAGGGTTTAGGTAGCGCTCGTTTACCTCGTCACCACTCTCAAAATCCGTTGTTGTTCCAAACCTATCCTTATACCCATCTGCAACACCCTCAAACACAGGAGAGGTTACTACCTTACCTTTAGTAGTTGATTTGGCAGTTTCTATTTCTCGGTACCCAAGCCTTTTACCATTATATTGTGTTGTTCTAGCGCCTTGAGCACTTAGGTGATCTTGGTCTTCTTTATGACCCCATTCGTGGGTAAATGTGTTTCCTAGGTCGTGATGTGATGCAGGGTCACCATGTACGTTATATGCGTTCATTACTATTTTGTTATCCCCAGCACTGTACTGTCCAGCCCGTTTAGTGGATCGCAGTCCTTCAACTCTAATTGGGTTTTTTTCCAACATAGTTTTTGAAATGTTAGTGGATGCTATTGCTTGAGGTATATCCTTCTTTACAACCCCATATACAGAATATCTATGTAAGTTACCTATATCTGATGAGCCAATACTTGTTGCTTGTCTAATATCTTGTTCTCGTTGCTTAGATCCATACAGTGGATCATTACGAGACTGTGTTGCGGTATCTGGGTGGAAAAGTAAACCTTGTGGGTTTTTGGAGCGTGGCGTTCCACCAGACCCTCCATAAGAGTGCGTATCTTCGTAAGGGGTTGTTTTGTCATCACCTTCAAAGTAAGTATTATTAAACTGTTCTCCAAGGTTAGGCATAGGTTAATTATAAACCATTATCCACCGTTAGAGTAAAAACCCCTACCTACAAGGTTTACTGCTGGAGAAAAGTAAACAGGGCGCAATCTTTCATTACAGTCAGGACACAAGATTGTTCTTTGCTCATCGTAGATACTACGGGTTTCTTCGTGCCGATGGTCGTTTGAACACTTGTAGGCGTATGTGGGCATAGTTATAAGCCTAACTCTTCTTTTGCCTCAGCGTGATACCCGCCCCCATCTCGTTCTTCTGCCCCAGGGTCAGTATTGAACTGTTGAGTACTTATATACTGAACATGCCCTGATGTTACTAACTGGTGTGGAATTACATAAGAAGTAGAGCCTGGGTCTTCCCAACGATTTCTATACTTGTTAATACTGGTTTTGCTATTTTCCTTTACCCGCATGTTTTCTTGATAATCCTTGGGCGGTTTAGGTGCGTTGTCGCTGTATCCCTCTTCGTGTGGGTCTTCAAAAGTCATCATTGACGGGCGTTTATTAATTTGGTAAGTGTGCATATATGTTGTGAAATCAGGACCGTTATTATCTTCTTGTATTCCCTCTTCAGTCATTTGACTGTAATACTGTTTTTCATGGGCATGCTGCATCATTAATGATCGGTCTAAAGCGGCATTTATTGTCCCAGCGTGAAACCCACTCTTTTTATAACCTTTTCTGAAAGGCTCAGCATGACTGGCAAGCACATGTGGGGGTGTTGGGTTATTACTAGCGTGATACACCGTAATGTTAGTTGGATCTTTCCTAGACATTATTTAAACCCCTTTAAGTTCTTTCTTGCTCTGTGTTTTCCTTTGCTACCAAGTCCAGGTGCAGGTGCGGCAACCTTTCTGCTCCCTTGATCAAAAAATACTTCACCCTCACCCTCATGACCTATTCCGATGATGTGTTCCCGAGGAACTAGGTAGATGTGGAGTTTGTTGTCTTGACCGTAGTGGTGGATGCCAAACTCTTCTTTATTTGGATTATTGCCCGTCCACTCAGGATATATAGAACCACTTCGTATTTTGGCACTTTTAGGAACACCACCTCTGTGGGTTACTTGAACCTGATCAGGAAGGTTAACTTCATTCTTTAGATGCTGTTGCAGGTTTTGGTAGGGTTCACCACTCCTGTCTTTTGCTTCGTGTAAGTACTCTTTAGGCCACTTAGTAGTGCCATGTGACCATTGCTCTATATCACTCTCATAATCAGTACCTTCAAAGTATGGGGCATGTCCCTTTTCCCAACTTTCAGAAAACTGATCCCAATTAATACCTTCGTGTGCAGCCATTACATGCCTGGGAGTCGTGGTTGATCGTAATATTCTTTAGGTGCTGGCTGCTTTGCAGGGCGGAGCATCTGTTTAAGGAACTGCTTGCCTGCCATAACTTCTTTTTGAGGAATATAACCTTCATAAGCACCAGCCATGTCCAATATTTGTTTTGGATTACGCATAATCACGGGTGCTATATCTTCTGGTTCAGGTTCTTCAGTCCGTTCAGCATCTGTCAACATGTCAGGGTTAGACCCGTGTGGGACTGCTATACCTTTATTGACAGCAGTTTTAGACAGTGCGCTGCTAAATTTAGTTAAAGACGAGCCTGTTACCATCTGTGCATGTGGGTGGTCTTGTTGGGCTAGTGCCATGACCGTCATCATGTGGGGGCGAACACGCTTGTCTGCTCGCATACTGTCAACCGTAAGGGTTTCAGGAGTTCCGTAAAACAACTCGGTTGGGTACTTATGTGATTCAGATAGTCGGGTTGGGTAACCATCTTCACCAAAATTAGGGTATTCCTGTGCTTTTTGATAAGTAAACTTTGCTTCACCTACTGGATGTATAGGCTTTTCATTGTCAAGGCTTGAATAACTTCCTTCAGTACCAACAACACCATATATCCTGCGGCGCTTTGCATAACTGTCGTCAGGTACGTTTTTATAGTACTGAGCCATTACTTATCCTTCTTCTTTGCTTTACGCTTCTCTAGAAGGTATTGTGGGTCACGCTTGGTAAACCCTGCGCTTTGATGGAGTTCGTCAATAGTAATAGGCTCACCGTCTATCCAGGTATGCCCTTTAGGGTTGGTGTTAGATTTCCAACGGAATTGGGGGCTTTCGTGCCTAGGGTCCATTAATCTATTTTCCTTTCTGGGTGCTTCATTCCAGGTTTCCAACCCATACCCTCGGCATACCCAATTACTTTAAAGCCCTTTTTGCTGTCAAAACTTTGCATAACGTTACCATCAGGCTTAATAAGGTCGGGGAATGCATCGGCATCATCATGTTCCCAAGGTTCAATTTCTGACCAATCATGGGGAACGACCTTATGTAGATGCTCACCAAACTCACTGGCATAAGTAATGTCTTCTGTAGCGTGTACATCGTCATCCCCGTCTGCTTGGGGTACTACAGACCCACCTACAGGTATCTTATTTGGTGAACCGTGATACAAGTAAGGGCCAAATAGTTCTTCGTTGATGTGTGTATGCTTACGAGTCATTAGTTAATCCTCATACTTAATAGCATGTCCTTGGTTTTTGTGAAAACTTTCCCAACGAGACACTGTATCTTCAGGCATTACCCCACCATCTGCATTAGATAGATTAGGAATACTTCCCGCCTTATCTAACATAAAGTCCATAGCAGCACCATGTGCTTCCCTTCGTGAACCAAAGTCTCGTGTTTGTGTACCACGCCCTACTAAACTAATTTCTTTTCTAGCAGGATTGTGCCACTCCCAACCATACTTACCAGTTTTTACTTGGGTTAAAGAATCTTGCACACGCTTGCCTTCTCCACGTTTATACATTTCTGTCATTGTGCTTTCAGACATGCCAGGAGCGCCATACGTAGCAACCTGCTCGTAGATATGTGGTCGCCATTCATTAAATTGATACTCATTAAGTGGTTTCATGAATCAAGTATAGATGGTTATAAAGAAGTGTCTGGAGAAATAACTGTGTCAAATGGGTCAGACACATCTAACCCCTCTGGATACCAGATTTTAGTGTTTGTAATGTATTTAGGGCGTTCGTCTGTCAATTTAACAAAAGACTCGTCAAACACCAGCATACGGTTACCAGGCCAAGCGCCCACACGACCACAGTCTAAACGCACAAAGTTAAAGTGTTTATGCTGATCAGGGGTTGAGGAATACATATCGTCATAGGGCGCAGCAGTAAACATATACCTACCTGTTTCCCAGACCCCTTCTTTCATATACACCTTCACGGCTAGTTCAGACAATGCACTGTATTCATGGGTAGTGAAATCTTGCCCGTAACAACTCCATACCTGTAGGTGGTCTAAAGGGTGGTGGTGTTTAGCAGGCGTATAGAAAGTTAAAGCGTGAAGGGGGACATGTTGGACTAAAGCGCCGTTTTCTAGGAGTAGGGATACTCCCCATGCCCTATTAGGGATTGCAGACAGCCCATAGACTAAGCAGGCTGTATATTCCCCAAACCCTTTTTCAAAGTTATACAGAAACTCATTCTGCACATAACAGTAAAATGGTTTAGGAATGTCTGTAATGTGCTTTGCCATTTACATAAGTATATACGGACACATCAACGGCGAACTTTTTCGTTTATACTAGACAAGTGCCAGCACGAGAGTACGTCAACAAGGGACAGTTCCCAGAGTCTAAATATCGTAATAAACTACTGTATCGTGCTGTTACCTTGCATGACCCTGAAATTACTGAGAGATTACACGCAGGAACTATTTCCGCCCCAGAAGTACTCAAACATCTAGGTTCCTCTACAGGAGTAGGAATGCATTGGGCTGGGGGCGGTCCAGACATGCTATACAGTAGTCGTATGCATGGTGCGGTAAACGACACCCCTGCCACTGTAGTTATGACTATTCACCATAACGACCAAATGACCGACAACACTTGGCATGGTGAATTTAAAGGTCAAGGAGCCACCCTTGGTGAATACCATCCAACAGTACCAACACAGGCGATAATGCACAGCATGGCGGTAGACACTGGTGACCCTACCAAACCAATGCAGTGGGATAGTGACCCCCATTGGAGACCTCTTCCTGGCTCTGCTGGTCTAAAAATTGAAACATTTTACGATAGAAAACTAGATCGTAATGGGTAAGCGACTCACTGCACAGCAGATCATGGATAACTACCAACCTGGGGATATTCTTAGGCATCAAGAACCTGAAGAGTTCTGGGGATACAAATTAGAAGAGGCCAAAACTAACAAAATATCTAAAGATAAGACTTTGTATCAAGATATTGAAGAACGTGGGCAGCAAAAACCAATCACCCTTGGCTATAAAGGGCTTGGTGCTCCTTCTATCTTGGATGGTCACCACCGTTTAGCAGCATTACACCACATGAACCCTAACCAGTTTGTTAAGTACCGAAGGGTAACCCCGTAATGCCAGCACATGAAAGCCTGAGTAACTACCAATTTCGCTACCGCCCTGCCAAAATGAAGGCATTCCAGCATGAAGTCGCTGCTGTGGATAAAAAAACAGGTAAAAACGTAGGTTACCTACTCTGGAGGAACAGTGGCTCAGTAGATGAAGTGTATGTAAGTGAGCCAAAGCGTCGTATGGGCATGGCTACCGAAATGTGGAATCATGCAAATCGGGTGGCAGATGCTGCAAAAGGCAATGTTCCGCACCCAGAACACTCTTCATCCCGTACCGACGCAGGCGATGCTTGGGCGAAATCTGTAGGTGGATACATTCCACCGAACACCATGGACAAGGAAAAACGATAATGGCTGCACACGAACACTTAAACCCTGAGCAAGTTAGGGCTATAGCAGAAGCACATGGTGATAAGTATTTTGCCAACTACAAAGACCCAGTAAAACGTGATCGTGGTTGTTGCTATGACTATTCTGAGCATTTCGGTGAGTTTGGTAATGTAAAAGGAACAAAGATTAAACCATATGAAACTGAGCAAGATGGCGAAGCACATGCAATTAACGTTGTCCCAACCAGTCAAGGCCCTCACGCAGTAGATTTTACATACCTACAATTTGATAAAACAGCAAAAATGCCACATTTTGAACCATTACATGAATATACTGCACGTTTTAAGAACAGATTCCCAAAAATGATTGAGTATCCACTACAAACTCCTTCAGGATCTGTAGAACACTTCTACCCAGACATGAATTGGGAATATAAAGGCCCAACTAACGAGCACGGCAATTGGTAATTGCCCTTTAGACGGCAAATTTTTCACCACCCAAATAGCCCTATACTTGATAAATGCCTGAGTACACCTTTCAGTACGGCCCGTCTGACGAAGATGTGCCACATGAAGTCATTGCGAAAGAGGATAACAAAGTTGTAGGTCGTTTATCGTGGCACCCACAGATTGAAAATGTCTTTGTTGAAGAAAACCACCGTAGGAAAGGTATCGCTACAGGAATGTACCGTCATGCCCAGCACATTTCTACCCAATTTGACGATGTAGCACCGCCCCAACATAATCCAATTCGCACTGTAGAAGGCGACGCTTGGGCTAAATCTACGGGTGACACACTTCCTCCACGTATTACCCCACGTAAGTAACCATCTATACTTGATAAATGGCAGCCTCAGACCATCTTCACCCTACGTTATTCCATGGGTCTAGACAACAATTTAAGCCAGGGGACACTATCCAGCCCGTTACTGAGGCAACCTACAAAGAACGAGGCTATTCCACCCCAATGCCTGCCTTTGCCACTGAGAATCTGAATCGGGCGAGGGCCTTTGGGCATGTCTATGAGGTAGAGCCTCATGACTGGAGAGATGTAGAATGGGAAGAAGACGAGGGCGAGGGCGCTGAAGAAGGCGACTACGCAGCACTAAGTCATACCAAAGGCTACAAAGTCATACGTAAGGTGAAATAATGCCTAAACCAATCAAATATCAGTACGATGAGGGTGGACCTGATGTTGATCACCGTATTAATGCAAGGCAAGGACACTCTACCGTAGGGTTTTTGGCGTGGCAGGGTAATACTACAGATAAATACAACCATGTTCACGCCGTATATGTGCGACCAGATATGCAGCGAAAGGGTATTGCAACCAAGATGTGGAAGCATGCTCATTACATTTCTGAACAATTTGAGTCAGTAGCACCACCAAGACACTCTCCAACCCGTACTAATGATGGTGACGCTTGGGCGAGGGCCGTTGGGGGAGACATACCACCAAAAAAAGGAACACTGCCCATGACTTGGGAGTTGTAGAGCCAAATTTAGGTCTACGTTAGGGCAAAATGGTGTGTGTGCAATTTTTTGGGATGGGTCTATCTGGTGGGTTGATGCTTAGTGGGGGGTGGGCCCTCCTCCCCACGCAACCCTCAACCTCTACTTAAGGGTGGGGGGTCTACCCTCAACCCTCAACCCTCACTAGAGAGTTCACCCATCAACCCTCTACCTATACTGTAGGGTTAGTGGATGGTTGAGACTTTGGGCGAATCCCTTGTGTCATATGGGCACAACCCTCAATGGCTCAATAGGAGCCTCTAGGAGCGTCTGATAGGCGGATACGCCTACTCATAGGGAATCGTCCTTTGCTCCTCTCCTATGGCATCCTGACGCTTCTCAGAGGGATCTAGGGATGAAGGGCGATAAGCATCACTCCACGTGGCATTGGCGGGCTAGACGTGGGTCTATGCCGGGGGGTCAGCACGACATTGGGATGCTAGGGGAGCATTTGCACTGGTTCCGGCACTCCAGTGATTGATATCTCACTGCATATGCATGCACTCACCAATGACCGATTCATTCATGCATTCCTTCCCTTCATCCCTCCTCCTGATAGATGAATTGAGTGGTGATGTGCTGGGCGAAATACTCCACGTGGCACTCCACAATGGAATGGTTCATATCGAGATATGCCATCGTTCGGATGGAGGCTCTCCTCATCCATGTGCTGCTCTTCTGTCCCCTCTCCGATGATCCTGTGACGTGCTTTTCAGTGATGTAGGTGAACTTGGGCAAAAAAAAGATCCCCATGACAACTTGTGCCATGGGGATCTTTTCGGAACGTTGGTTACGAGTAAGACCGAAGAATTGCCATCGCCATTGACTCATTGTCCTCAGAGATCAGATCGTTGCTCGTGCCCTCCAGCACGCCGATCATGACCTTATTCTTCGCCTCAATGAGCATGAGCATCTTCTCGTCCATCGTTGTCATGCCCTCAATGCCAGCAACCATGATGTGCGAAACAGTCTCACGGGTCTGCCCGAAACGATTGATGCGATCCTCCACTTGAAGCAGATCAGCCGATGTCCACGACAGTGAGCAGGACACATGGTGACGTGCGGAGTGGAGCGTGATGCCCGTACCGGCACTCTGCACGTTGCCAATCAGGACACGTGCATGCCCACTCTGGAATGCATCCACTGCTTCCATCTTTGCCTTGTCATTCATTCCACCTACGATGCGAACAGCGTTGTGGGATTCAGCGAAGTGGGCGAAATATGCATCGGCTTCATCCTTGAAGTTGGTGCTCATGAACACTTGCTCACCATCGTCCAGCAGATTCTCCACGTACTTGATCACAGGCTTCACTGAGCCCATCGCACAGATGTGGCGGAGTTCATTAATGCGAACTAATGCCTCAGCGAGCATCGCCTTCTGAGCACGTACTTCGCCTTTGGTATTGCGAATCCATTCAATGAGATTCTCTTCGCATGCGATGTAGTTCGCAACACGCTTCTCATCCATCTCAATCGTGACTTGTGTACGCCCCTTATTCGGGAGTGTGAGCACTTCACTTCGCACACGGCGGATCATGAATGAGCCCGTGAGCAGATCATGCAGTTCTTTGACGTGAGCCGCACCACGACTTCCGAATGCATCAATCTTCGGTGCATAGCGGTTGATGAAACCATTGATGCCACCCTTGAAGGTTGCTCCACGATCCAGCATCTCTACGACTGGGAGTAATTCCATCGGATGAGCCACGAGCGGTGTTCCACTCATGGCAACACGGATTCCGGAGGTTGAGACTGTCTTGGCAATTTCAACGCACGCTTGACTACGTTTCGCACGCTTGCCACCCTTGATGCGCTGACACTCGTCCACGATGATTCCAGCAACGTTGTGCTTCAGTAAGTTCTTCCATCCAGCCAGTGATGCATCACCAATCAGCAACACATCTGCTTTGGGCAATTCAGTGATTTTGTGCTTGACAGGATTTGTTCCAGTGATCGTATGGACACTCACTGTTGGTGAGAACTTTGCGAACTCACGAGCCCACTGCAAACGCATGGACGGTGGTACGACAATCAACACTGGAGTCATGCCTGCGTTTACAGATGCTGTTGCGATGGCAATCGCAGTTGCTGTCTTACCAACGCCCTGCTCATCAGCGATCAACACGGTGCGATTGTCTAATGCAAATTGACAACCAGTCACTTGGTGATCTAACAGTGGTTGCGCGAGTGATGGCATTGACAATTTGGTTTTAGTGATTGGTGCATTCTTCATGAATTGCTGAAGATCTTGAAGTGCTTTTAACTGTGACATGGTGAGCCTTTCATTGGTTGAATAGATGGTGCTGATTCTATCGGTTTGGAATGGATTTGACGGGACATTACAACCTTTTTTGGGCAATAAAAAAGCCCCAGCACATCAGGGATTGATGCACTGGGGCTTCGCATGGCCCGATTCACCACAGGGCTAAAGCGGTGCTCCCGTACTTTTCTTCGCAGACACTGCCCATGCCTACTTGGCGACTGCGCTCATCGGTGAGTGTCCTTCCACAGCAGAAGCACCTGCCCAAGTTATTTGCGAATGCCATTTGGCATTCCGCAAAGTCCTCATGGCTCAAGTCGGCAAGCAACGTCATCACACGTTCTGCCTCCACCAATGACATCACTGGTGAGTTCGCAGACAAGTCACTGTCAGACAATGCTCCACCAAGAACACGCTTCAGTACCCACACTGTTCCACCCTTGCGGTGTGACTTGATCAGACCGTAGAAGTCAAGATCATTGTTGCCTGTATGTGACTTGAAAGCGAAGAAATACTCTGCACCTTCAGCGGTGAGATAACGCAGTGACTTCACACTGCTGTTCACCAACTGCTCAATGCGATTATGTGAGTGCGATCCATCCTTGACGGGGTCAATGCATGAACCCTTGCGATGGATCGTGAACCACTTAGTGTTCACCTGACATGCGTAACCTGCATTCGCATCCACGTCATGACCGCAAGCGAGACAAGGCTTCGCATACTTATTTGCAATCACCCGATCAGCATTCGCAATTCCGGCATTAGTCAAAGATTCCTGCTGAATTGGATCTACCTTTTTCGGCACTGGCACAGCCAACAGCATGTTGATCAATGCACTGGCATCTTTGGATGTGTACGTGGCTTGCTTTGCAAAGATGAACTCACTTGCCGATGTCGTAGTCGGGTCAATGCCCAACAGATCTGCCCGTTCAATTACGAGTGACACGGCGAATGACAATTGCTTTTCGGACATAGGATTATCTGACATAACTTCTCCATTTCATTTTGGTTGGTAAGCCCAGCATATGTCCGATGGCAATGGAAATACAACTACTCAATTTGGGCTCAAACAGCAAAGAGCCCCAAACCTCCGATCATGAGGCTTGGGGCTCTAGGAGCATTACAGGTTTTTATCAACTGATGCGCTGAGTGCCATCCTGAGTCCAACGCTCCATGGTATTCGGATACATCAGGTCTTCATGCTCCTCTTCCCATTTGAGTTGGCAAGCCTTCTCCATGATTACATCGCCCATTGACTGAGTGAAGAAATACATTTCAGTCCGAACTCCATCCCGCCACATCTTGCGAATCTGCTCATCTTCAATCGCTGAATACTTCACTCCACGCACAATGTCACGGCGTGACAAGCGTGCAGTGAATCCTTCACCTTCAACATCAATGAACTCATCAACAAAATCCTTCGGATGAAAGTCAGTTGTGTAATCCTTGTCAATCGCAACTTCAACCCAACTGTCAAGATCTGCAAAGCCCGAGTTGAGAACTGCCTGCACGAGTTGATCAGTGAATCGGAACGGGTACTGACCTGCGAACTCAATCATCGCTTCAATGACTCCGCACTCGGAGCAAATCTCAGTTGTGTTATCTACTCGTGAGATTGCACCTGCATACATTCCGGCAAACTCACGATTTGGGATTGGTTCACTACAACGTGGACAATCTTTGATTTCCATTTCTATTTCCTTTCGGTTGGTTGGTGTACATCAAGATATCGGTTTGGAATACCTCTGCAAGGACATTACAGGTTTTTTTACATGAAAAAGCCCCAGCCATGTGACTGGGGCTCTTTCACTTACCTTGATGGGACTAGGAGCAGACTGCGGTCAGCCTTTCCAGCACCATCTTGTCGTAGTCAGCCTGAGCATTGGAGAGCAGGCGTGAGTAGTTGCGGTTGTAGCGATTCTTATCGCCACCACTGAAGTGCTGGTGGAATGTCGTGGTTGCCTGCACAACACCAAGTGCTGTGTTCTTCCACGGGGTGACACGTGGGTCATCCCTCCACAAGTTTTCTAACAGATCACGCTTTGGATTCTGCTTGCCAGCCGAGCGTGTGTCAGGTGTGGATGTCTTGACAGTGATCATCTTGCCAGCCTCATCCTGTGTGATGATTTCTGCCAAGTTGATTGGGAAGAGATCCGAAACCAATGCAGTGAATTGGTTGTCAGTGACTGCCCATGCGCTCAACTTTTCAAGAGCAACCAACATGTCATCCGAAGTCTTGAACACGATGTCCAAAGCATTGCGAACGGACGTGAGATCTCCCATTGAGTTTCCACTGTGGCGGAACTTGATCTGCTGACCCTCTTCACCGAGAGCCATTGCAAGAGTGTTGTCACACACCACTGCCTGCATCACACGCTTGATGATGGTTTGATTCTTACCGTCATGCGATGTTGTTGCGAGAAGTGTTGGGCGGAACTCAAAGCCTGCCGATGATGTCACCGAGTCAGGAACTGAGATCTGAACCCATCCACGTGCTGACTTACTCAAAAGACCTGCAGAGTCAATACCGAGTTCTGACGAGTCAATGATTTGGTTCAGGTTGTCCAACAACACTTCGCCGTACTGGTGGATCTGATAACGATCCGACACTACGCCGAACACATTGCCATCTGTACCGTGCACGATTGCTTGTGTGTTTTCAATCTGACGGAATGCACCGTCTGCAGTTTGCTGGAACACTGGACGTGACACAGCCTCAAAGTTGAAAAGCCTGCGCCGAACATCTTCCACTGGAATGAATCCATCGTAAGAGTTTGGCTCATCGCCCTGATCCTCTGCACGCCAGTGCCATGCCTTGCCACGCTTCAACACATTGCCAATCAAGGTCATTGTGTTGAGCCACTTGCTTGTTTCTGCGCTCATGATTATTACCTTTTATCTTTCCGACCCGTAGGTCTTATTGGTTGAGGATCTCATTGTAAGCACGTCACGTCCCATAAAGCAACTTAATCAAAACATAAATATCTGAGCCATACAGCACAAGAGCCCCAGCCATATGACTGGGGCTCCGGAACTAACGTGTGTTTACTGGCTAACCAATCTTGCTCCACTGTCCCACGGTCTTATCAAAGGCAAGAACGATTGGGTGAGAGATTGCAGGCATTACAGAGTTTTGCACTACATCTTCAGCAACTTGTCGTGCAAGTTTTTCAACCATTACTCCGAAGTCTCCGTTGATCATCAACTCTTCCAACGTATTTGTTGAAGTAAGAACCTGAACAATTTGACTGTCCCAATTGATTTCTTCAACACACTCAACAACAAGATCCTTCAACTTCATATCCAATTCAGAATCAATCTTGTCAGACAACTCGCTTTCAATCTGATCGTCAATTGTGTTCTTTGCGTTGTAGATGAAATCTTCTTGTGCATCTTCCATTTCCCCGACCCGTTTTTCCAAATCGTGAATGACTTTCCACAAGTTCTCAACTGTTGTTTTCCACAAGTCTTCACTCGGTAGTGGTGCAAATGTTGTGGCATTTGGGTAACTGTTTTCCATGATGTGCTCCTTTAGTAGTGGTTTGTTTATGAGAAGTAATTTGACGATTTCAGAACGGACATTACAGAAGTTCCTTCTTCATCTGCAATATCAATGATGCGCTCCTCATAACCATTGTTGAAGTCTTCTACTTCCTGTCGTGAAAGTTTATTGAAGTCTACGAAGACGCACTGTTCAATGTGGATGAAAGTTCCGTTGTCAAGATCAACTACCACGATGTCTGATTGCGTTGCCATCAGATGCCTCCCCTATCTTCGTAGAACGTGACAGCATCTTTGATGTTGTTTGAGTACTCACCGGAATAAGCGGAGAAACCTTCCTTCGTTGCACTCACTCCCCACGTCACATATGGATCACGGTCGTTTGGGTCTTTCATGCAGATTGCAATCCACGTTGCGAGCGTGTCGTCAGGGATGCGCTTTGTCTTTTTGGTGCAAGCAATAACTACTGCACCGTTGGGCAAAATGTCACCAATTTGCAATTCTTTATCACGCATGTCCTGCGTGAGGGTTGTTGTTTGTGTACCCACGTTTTCTCCTTTGGTATGGTTGTTGCTCAATGCTTCGTCCACAAACTTCATGAACGCTTTGTTGTACTTGTTGTACAAGTCTTCGGTTGTCATTACTTGCTCCTTTGCTTGGTTGTTGTTTTGATTAGTTGTGATTACCAAGATGATTGGTAATGGAAATCCCAACTGTGATCCATTGTAAGGCAATTTTCCAAAATAGCAACTGTGTCCTCAAGATCACTGAAGTACAACTCATCGTAGTTAGTTGAGCCGAAAAAGAAACCTTCTTGATTCGGGAGCAATTCTTCTGCTTTTGAGTGATCGGCAAGAACCTGTTTACACAAGTCAAGCAGTTCAGTCAATGTTTCCCTGCTCACATAACTCTCACGGCAGTCATCCTCGCCATCTTGACAATTCTCAACGAAGTACTTGTGGATTTGGTTTGACTTGCGCCATTGACCGACTTTCATTTCAACAGAAATGCTTGGGCTGTCCTTAACTAGGTGTTTGGAATCATCGCCAAGTGCCTCTTTCAGCATGGTGTAAACACCAGCCTTGCTAAAGACGTTGCTTTCGGATGTGTATTGCTTTGCGTGTAGGTACATATCTAATCCCATGACTATCTCCTTTGTTGGTTGTGATTAATACATTACAGGGTTTTGGTTGAAACTACTCCCATAGGAGCCACATTACAAGAATTGTTCCGGCAATGCACACAAATAATGCCAGTGTCATTGTTCGCCTCCACAACGGCAATTGCCATTACATGAAGCGAATTGTGTTTGCAGGCTGTCGTAACCATTCTCAGCGCACTTGACGCACCTCCATACATCCGAAGGTAGATCGGGTGCTGGACGAAAGTCGTGGTTACATAGGATCACCGCTGTTGGTACGTTCATTGTGTCGCTCCCTTGATGAACTCTTGTGCTTTGCTTTCGGACACTTCTTCTGCGTCCCACGCAACATCAAATCCAGCGTCCTGACTGTACGTTGGTTGTTCAGGATTGCCCCAATTATCCATTGCTTCTTCTTTGCTGTTGGCTTCAACTAAAAACTCATGCTCAATGCTTTGTGAAACCTTCACAATGTAGTAACTCATGATACGTACTCCAGTTCATAAGCCTTGACAACGAAATCTTCGTGACTTGTGGACATATACAGGTTCATCAAACCTTTCAGTTCATCTTCGCCACCTTCGCAGTAGAAGAAGATCCTGTCATCCCGTTGTCCGAGCGAATCAAAGTCTTCATTAATTTCGGGATCGTATTCTCCAAATGAGATGTATTGCTGTTCTTCAATTCCGGAGTCGTACCACTGAATGATGCAGTGCGCTCCTACTGGCTTGGTGTTATTGGACATTGTCTTCCTCCCAATCAAGTAATGCGTAAGCCCATGCGTTGCAATCGGTGCATGGGCATTTTGGTTCATGTCCTTCAGGTTGCTGTGGTTGTGGTGTCATGACCAACATTGTAGACACATCGGAATGGACATTACAACCTCCTTCCAAACATTATTTTGTAAACACAAAAGCCCCACACCCTGAAAGGATAAGGGAGTGTGGGGCTATGCCTACCAACCACAGTAGGTTTGTGCTTTGCATCTGCTCCGTCTAGCGAAACAGATCAAATCTATGCACTACTTGTGACTACGACCAAGTGCCGTGACCGCAGTTTGTACTGCAATGAAGATGTTGTGAGATGTGCCCAAGACTTGTGTTGGTTCTAATGGATCAACAATCTCAAACCACGGGTTCTCTAAATACTTAAACTTCTTCTTGTCTCCAACTAGTTCATCCAACTGTGCATCTGTAGTGATTCCCCACTGCCACAAATCTGCTTGATCAACCACTTCAATAGTTTCCTTCGCACGGATTTGCAAGCGAAGAATGCCTGCTACCCGAACTACATAACTGCGGTGCAGGTTGTAAATGTAGGCGACAGTTTTGTTATCTGAACCTACATACCATTCTGCGCCAGTTTGCTCAGTGTTCGGAGCAACATTCCATGTAACCATTGGCAAGGACATTACAGAAGTATTTGTGAAGTTAATGTCTCCAGTAGATTTCATATACGGTTACCTCGCATCTCTGTCCAACTAAAATGGTTTTCTTCATCTTTTGGATCAAGTCCCATTTGTGAACACCATTCTGCATAGGTTGCATTGTCATTAAAAATCTTGATAGACGGCTTAATGCGGGGCGCAATTTGCCCTTCAGAATCAGAAATATTAGTCATAGTAAGCACCTACCCGAATACAGCATCTCGGTAGATTTCTTCCATGTCTTCTTCTTCCTCTTCATCCTCTGACTCATTTGGTTCCACATCTTCGGGATCTGTTTCATCCCTAATCTCACCAGCGGTACGAGCCTCATCAGCCATTTCCCACTCAATACCACTGTCAAAGTAGTGTTTCACAGTCCATCCTCATATTCATCACTGTATTTATCTACTTGCAGTGCAACAGAGCCATTATGTGGCAACTCGGTAACAAAGTAACCAATGCGATTGACATACGCACGACCACTGATAATCCAAGTTCCTTCATCTCCGTCTACCCATGTCCAAACATTTGCATCTGATTGGGCATAGACGAAGTCAAACTCTTCGCCGTAGGTCTCAAACATTGTGCCATTCCAACTGCTGTTTGGATCAATGTGGTTGTTGATTGGTTTGTAAACGCTTTCCCAATCATCTACTGCTTGACTCATTTCCTCTGTTACTTCAGACATTACAAACTTTCCTTTCGTTTTGGTTGTGGTTAGGAGGCTATCGTGCCGAGATCGGATTCAACAACCCCAGTTTCAATCCATTCTAAGTCAATGCTGTACAAGAAGACAATATGACCTTCGGGCGCACGAAACTTCACATGCACACCACATCGTGATGCGTCATCATCTACAACATCAACTAAGTCTTCGTCTACCCAACCTAAATACTTCATTTGCAAAACCTCTTCAGGGCTGTAGTAAGAAGTCGTGTTAATGGCTGGTATCAACAACATCTCTTCAACTAAGTCTTTACGAACTACGTAGTAACCGCTCATTGCTATTGTCCTTCCATTTCAATAAGTGTTTCCATAACTTCCCAACCAAGTTCTATTGAACGGTCGTGCAGTCCTTTGGCGATTGTGTCTAGCGTCTCTTCACATTTCTCTTGTGACCAGTCAGGGCGCAACGATTGAACATCTTGCCATGACCACCTGATTACTACCATTTCATCTTCATTCATTGCTGTTCTCCTTTGATTGTGTCAATGACTATCCTGCAAACTTGGTCTAAAACTTCTTCAGACATTCCATCAAAATAACAAAGTAAGTTTTCTTGTAATTGTTCTGTAAGAGTTATCACATCCATTGCTGTTCTCCTTCGTTGGTTGATGTTTGGAACAGTACCGACAACCAGTAACCATTACAACCTTTTATTTAGATTTTTCTCCAGCCTTGCCACGCACAGCCTTTTGTAAGAATCCGTGCTTCCTTGCAAGCATGACCCTCTTCGCTGATGTGCTCTTAGAGATCTTGAAGGCTTTAGCAATATTTGGAATTGGTGGTACACCGTAGTTACAGGACTCTTTATAGATTCGGGCAACTTCTTGCAACACATTCTCTGATAAAGCAGAGCCCCTGTAAGAGCCACTCTCTTCAGTAGTCAATACTGGCTTGTCCGTTACATTCTTCCTAGCATTTTTGACAAACTGCACAAGTGGAACTTTTCGGTATGTTTCAATTGTTATTGGTGAACCGTCCAATGAGGTGATGCTGACATAACTAAACACCAAGTGATCAGCCATCTTGTCTAAGCCGACAGTGACTTCATATTCAGTTTTAGAAATGGGATCTTTCCAAACTTCAGTGTGTAACTTCCTCATGCAACCTTCTCTCTACGCAGGTTCCTACGCCCTCGGTTGGTAGTCCCACCCCAAATACCAACTGCATGATTGTCTAACGCATATTGCAGACAACTTTGCTTTACTGAGCAGACATTACAGAAGTTTTCAATGACTGCTTTGTAATTGTGTGTGGAGCCAAACTCAATAAAGAAGTTATTGACATCGGAGCCAACGCAAGCCCCAAGTTTCATCCATTTGGGATCTTCACGAAGAACTTCTCTGTAGTTGTGTCCACCATCAATCAAATCCGTCATTGTGCTTCCTCCATCTGCCAAAACCCAAACAATGCTCCGTCTGAGTCTGACGCACCAAACGTGCAACCTTCGGGAGAGATTGCATCCATCACGTTGTATAGGTGCTGAAGCAAAAATGATTCTTGCTCATAATCCCGTTCCGCATTTGGATTGATCATATTGAAAAGAACATCTTCCCAATCTTCTAAAATTGAATCCTTGATTTTGTTATCGTGCTCACCAATTACTGAGAGGAATACTTTTGCCAAATCCTCGTTACGGAGTGTTCCCTCACTAACAACTTGGTTTACCCAAGTGTCTGCAAGAGGTTGGATATTCTCATACGACATTTGTTGCTCCTTTGGTAGGAGCATCACATTAGTGGTTGCGAATGGGTTCGGCAACCCTATTCTGAAATATTTTCTATTTCTTTTGCTGTGTAAAGTGGCAACACTTTATTCATGTGGGCACACTTGTGAGTTGGATTTTCAGACAAGTTAATAAACACCGTCACTTGCTCTGAGCAATGTGGACACATATACTTTGTCCCTGATTTTGAGGGCATTACAAACTCCTTAGTTCTGTGGATTCCACGGGCTCCAGCCTGCCACATCGTACAATAATTTACCAGCAACCAAGTTAGTTTTTGCATCCAGTAGTGGTTCTTGTGTGCAAATACCCATTTCTTTACAAATCAAACCTGCATAATATTTGTGATCGGGTTTCCAATGGACTCCATTCAATTGGAGCAAACCACTGTCTGATCTATGAGACCAATCAGATACACCCGTGACATTACAGGCTTTGTCCACGATGTCTCCGCCTATGCGGTTCGGGCATCCACCTGATTCTCGGAGGATAATGTGACCCAACTTTTCCCATGTGTCGGGAGCCCATCCTGCCTCCGAAGCCAAGCGTGGGAGCCAACTAATATCACCATGGGCATACACAATTGGAACAGGCTTATCTAACTGATCCACTGGTACGTAACTTACTTTTACTTTGGAACTTTGCTCTGAGGAAACTGTTGGTGCTACCGCTATTACTGTTGCCATTACTAGATTTGCAATTAGTGTAGTGAGTGTCGCCGTAAGTTTGATCATCCATCATCCTTTGTTCGGGTAATAAAAAAGCCCCATCACTGGGGCGGTTGTTCCTATTGGGAACACCTATAGTTTACCTCAAATTAGGCTCTCAGCAACCTCTGTAGCATAATTTTTAGATCTCCCAAGTCCTTACTGCTCTTGGGAATTACGCTGATGTCAATATTTTTATTTATATTGTTGTGTGCATCAACACATTCGGAGCAATTACAACCTTGTCTGTATCGTGTAACAGTTCCATGTGCTGCAAAGTTTGTAACCTTATTTACCTTCTGTAACGGCGTTCTTTCTTGTGGTGTTAAACCACCCCACATACCGTAAGTTTCATTTATTCCTATTTCTTTGCATTCTTTCCAAACTGGACAGACATTACAGACATTTTTAGCAATCGCGTAATACAGTTCAGGGTTGGGAGCATCAAATGGAGGAAACCATATATCTCCCGCACGATTTTTACATGCGGATTCGGACATCCAATCGGGAGGGGTTTTCATGCAATATCTTCATCAGACTCTACCCATGTAGTGAGGTCATCAAGCATGTAAAAAACTGGTATTCCTATACGCTCTGCTTCTTCTACTTCATCTATTGTCCCCGTAGAACTTTCGGAATCGTAAACCAAAACAGCATCACAACGTTTCAATACTTGGAAGCAATACTCATTCCAATGCTCTGCACTGTGTTGGTGACGTTGTTGCCAGTAGTAAGTTAGGCTCGGAATAACAGGAAGACATACGCCCGTGGTGTACAACTCTTCCGCCATGTCAATTGCTGCGTTGCAATTTTCCTCAAAGTCCTCATACACATATGGGCCAGCAATGTACACGTGCGGTAATACCACGTGGGCAAGTGATCTTAGAAACTCTTTGTTCACACCTTCTGCCACTATGTCTTCGGAGTAGTTTCTCAAATGGAAGCCTTTCACTCTAATTCCTATTCATATTAGAGCGAGCGACCAAATAAAAGCAAGCAAGTAAGATAACTATGAATCCCTTTGGCATTAGTTTTCTCTCTTCCAGCGCATACCATTGCGGAAATACACAGTGGCGTAGCAGACAGCCATAAAGATAAACCCATATTGTTTGGTTTGTAGGGCAAACAATACCCAAAGTATTTCATTGGCTGTAAGGAAGAAAAAAGCAGTGGCTTGTTTCTTGCCCACGTACCACATACCAGTAACACCAAATATAGCCAATAGCCATGACCACGCCTGATTGCTCATATTGTACTCCTGTTGTTGAACGACTTAGTCCAACACTACTACAACTATTTAGTTGTGGTATTCCAGTTGTACACGGCTTGGTGAAGAACGCCCAAAACATCGTCAGGGTTCTCGTCTTCGTTCTCTAAGGCTTGGCAGTAACTATTAGCCGCTTTGATGATGTTTTCAGCACTGGCGAGTTTCTTGGCAAAAGAATCAACCAATTGACGCAATGCCTGCTTGTCATCGTATGCACGAGCAAGAGATACCTGTAAGTCTTGGATTACTGCAAACTCAAATGATTCCATAAAACCTCACTTCATAGGTTATATACCAGCGTACAGCCTATGAATGGGCTTGTCAAGTGTCTTCAGACAAATCTAGGACATCTTGGTACATGGTGTTGGCTTGCTGGGGATTTAAGCCACCACTAGCCAGTTGCCTAGACACATCACCAGCATTTTGCCCAAACAAGCGACTGAGTACGCCACTGCTACCTCTGGCTTCTACTTCCAAGCGAACCATGTCCCTAGTGTCACTTATGTCCTTGAACTTTTCAACAAGGTTAAACAGACGCTCCACTTCTCCTGAAAGTGCTGGGTCAAGACCCTGTCCTTCTAGTTCTTCAGCGAAGCGAGCGAAGAGTACACGACTTACTTGCATCTCCAATAATGCCCTCAATGCTGCCTGTAACTGATCCTTAGTTTTGATCTCTACAGGTAACTTAAATCCACACTCAGAATCTTGTCGGAATGCAGGACAACGTGCGCTGAGATAGCAACTATTGCATTGGCGCAAAAGTCCACTTTTATACGAGATTACAGGAACCTTTTCAACACCTAAACTTTCAATATCTTCTTCACCAGCAAGGGTTTTAGCCAATTGTGGGGTGAATTGTTCAATACCTATGACAGGTAGCAATACTTTGTCATCTTCGTGCCGCATCTCAGCACCCCGGATAGCAATAGTTGACCCCCTCGGTGCCACATTTGGAACAGAAGCAGGATTGCTCGGATAGTTGATATCCGTGACACTTTCCGATAGACCAATTTCTTGCTCATCGTCCATTTCTTGAGGCTCATAGACCCCAAAAACAACCTTCTCCCACGCTTGCCAAGAAACAATTGCAAGCCTCGCAACCTCAGAGTTGTCATCCTGAATGATTGCATCGTAATCAATCCCTAACTTAAGGATGTCTGCTCGGTGCTTCTTTCGGGACGAATCCTTTTGTTGGGCGGGGTATCGGCGTAAGCCATGACCGTCCCAAATCTGAGTTTCCCCATACCTAACTGCTGATGTCCATGAGCCAACAATTACCGAATCCCACGGCAACGCTGCAATAACATCGGGCTTAGAAGATAAGCCTATTAACTTGGCATCCCAACGCTGAATCAAGTTCCTAATGCGAGAAATGGTCTTACCATTTACTGCCTTGTCACTAATTGCTGCCCTTCCATGCTTTTGGCAAAGCCAAGCAAGGCGTTCCATATCATTAGGGTCATTCCATACAGGGATGTACCGCTCTCCCAGCCAAGTACCGTCATAATCGGGTCTCCCAATGACCATTGCAATGTTTTCGTAGTGCTGGCGCACGAAATCGTCGTATCTACTGACATCCTCATCATTTTCAGATGTGTACAGAATGATCTCTCCCGATGGGAACATTACAGACAAATCCAATTCCTTTTTCTTAGGAATGGGCAGGTGAGTAAGGTTTACAGCGTACTTCGTAACTCCCGATGCCTGTAATAACGACCTGTGGGATGCCTTTTCAGCATTGGCAAAATATACCTTCACTCATTGTCTCCCACATTTTTATATAGAGATTGAACATCTAATTCATGTGCAAGGTCTGTCCAAATCTGACGTTCTTTGGGCTTATTGTCTCGCCATTCTGGGCGAACAAAGTTGGGAAGACACACCAACAGGCTAGGGATACCATCTTGCATAACTAACGTAACCGCTTCAGGGCTCGTATCTACATACCAGTCAATCTTGCCATATACCGCATTTAAGTCACGAACACGGTCACGAAAGGATGTTGAACCTGTTCCCTTGACTGTGTCTGTGAGGGCAAACTTATAACCTTCCCTCTTTGCCCATGAGTTTAGCATGGTGGGGTCAGTATCACCACTACCTAAGATAATCATACGTCCGTGGTACCTTGCGTACAAGGCTTCGTAAAGTTTCTGACCGTCTGGAATAGGTTGGCGAGCACCTGGAACCATTGCTTTATCTGTTGCTGCATAAGCAAGCACATCAAAAGTGACAATAAGCATTAATCGTACATTCCCATTGCCGTGCGTTCTTTGTGGGCAACATACCCTGAACCTACTGGGCAATAGTGGCAAAGGTACTGACGGTTGGCTTTTGGTACACCTGCTTTGCGTCCAATAGTTTTAGAGTCATCTTCCCAATCAATACAACTACCTTTTGGTGCATTGTGGCGATGAAAGCATTTCAAGGCTTCTACTCTAAGATCATCACGAATCTCACGAACTTCAATTTCGTTCTTCATTAGTTCTTTTTTAATGCCTGTTTCACCGTCAAGGGCATCATAAGTGGCTTGGTCACACCGAAAGATCTGTGACATGTGTGCTTCAGGGCGTTGATCTTGTGCCTTACCAAGATGCATTTTGATAATCTCTTGCAACTCCATGTCATTATCTGCGTTGCCATCATAATCACGCATTTTGTGCATGATTCCACAAGAGTTACATACTAAAAGTCTTGGCATATTGTGCTACTTTCTATAAACTTGTTAATTTCCGTAGTCTAGCAGTTTTTAATCCTGATAATCGTCTGGGTTCAATCCTAACTTACGCAGAGCATCATCAATTTCTGATTCAGCCTTGCCAAACTCACCTTTTTTCTTAAACCCTTTAGCACTACCTGCTGGGTGAAACTGTTGTTGTTCCCCGCGTTTTGCTAATTTCTTACGGCGGAACTCCGCCATATCAATAATGTCCCCCACATTACAACCTTTTACAGGCTAATTACTGGGTCTTTTGCCTCAGCCAGTGGGCTTTTTGGAGTCAAATTGTATTGCGACTGCACCACCATTTGACGCTTTAGCGCAAAGCCTTCTTCTACATCGCCACCACGACTTGGGGTAAGCGACTTAAATGATCCATCGGTATAACCCATACGTAGATCAGCATTCTGTGAGCGAGATGTGTTTACAGCCATGATCTATTTTACCACCTTAGTTACCCATTGGGGTATGGTATGTATCTCCAGGAAGTTGGCGATACCACATACCGTCAGATTGAATATCCTCATGGACATGCTTACCGTCCCGAACCATGTAGTCAGGTAGTGCCAATTGTGCTTTCATATGCATGTCTCGTGCCATTCGTTCAGCATCCATATGTGCGGTTTCACCACGAAATGTTGCATGGTGTTTACCTTCTCGCATCACGACTGCTTCCATACCATCATCTTTAATGTGATGACCAATACCCAAACCTAAATACTTTGCTTCCCACGTACCCATTATCTACCGCTTTCCTAGTTTAGATGACCCAATTTTAGCAGGCTTGCCCATAGAAGCGCCAGTAACTGAACCAAATGAGATGGCTGGTGCTCCTGGTTGTCCTGGACCTGCTGGAGCATGGGGCGAATTAATGCTTGTAGTTTGGCTCGCTTGACGAGCATCTGTTACGTTGGCTTGAATAGTTGGAGCACTTGTGTTGTTGCTGTAACCACCAACAGAAGGTTGTGCTTTTGGCGCTCTTGGCTGACGAGCCTTGCCACCAGCAACACCTTGTTTAGCAACTCGTGCTTGCTGTTCTGGAGTTCCCTCTTTAGCAATAGATGATTGCAACCCACGGCGAGCCTTAGCAGTTTGAGCGTTTCGTGCCTTTTGAGCAGGGGACAACTGCTTACGCTGTGGTGTTTGTGCCATAGCACTGCTGTTGTTGGGGTTATAAGCGTTGAGGTTTTGACCACCAAGACCTTGTTGGTTGGCTGTCATACCAGAATTATCACCAAACCCAGTAAAGGCACCAATATTGATACTGTTATCTACAGTGTCACCACTTACTGCAGCGCCTTTCTTACCCCTTCTACGCCCACCACCGCCACCGCCAAAACCACCACGGTCATAGACATTGAGTGGATTTCCTCCTGAATACATGCTGTTCATTAGGTTTGCACTAAAACCACCTTGTGCACCAGCAGCATTATTTGGCATGTTAGATGCACCAAAATCTTTGGAGACACCTGCAGCAGGAGCACTAAACTGTGGAACTGGTGCTGCTTGTCCTCGGTTTATCCTACCTGTAGCGTTGTACAAGGGTTGAGGATTTTGAGCACCAAATCTGTTTGTAGGCATAATCTATTATACCCAAAGACTTTGCATGGAATATCGCCCTGAACCACTGAACTTGTCATCATTCATTTGTGCTCGTTGGAACATAACGGGAGCACCAGAAACCCATGAACGGTAGGTCGGGGCATAACGGTCTACAGATAGCACGTCCATTACCTTTAGTTCCTGTTTAAGGAATCCTCTACGTTCTGGCATAAGTTGTTGAGGAACAATTGGGCGAGTAGCACGAATAGTGTCTAAATCAGAAATAGCGCTTTGCAGCGCAATATCAACCAGCATCTCTTCACGAGATTGCCAAGGTCTACGAGTTCTGAAGTTGTCTACAGGCATTAATAACCGCTGTCGTCATACTCGTGCCCATCATATGAACCAATATCATCGTTAGGCTCATGCATGTTTTCATCTGCTTCCGAATAATTCTCTGCAATACCAGCGGCATCAATTCCACCCCACATTGCCTGTTCTTTGGCAATGGCTTCTTTGACACGTGGGTCATCACCAAAACCAACACCGATTTCAGCGTACCTACTACCTAATGCATCTTTAGTAACTTTGCGGTTTGAATGATGTCGTGTATCTTCGCCTTTAGGCATTAGTAACTCTTTTCTGTTTCGCTAAATCCTGAATCTGGCTCTAAACCATCATTGCCACGGGCATCTTCCATCGCCTCATGTGCATCACGGTCATCTTTACCGTAATTAGGACTAGTCATTGCAGCCATGTTTGCAATATCAAACGAAAATCGGCTTACTCCACGATTTGGGTGATGGCGAGTGTCTTTTCCTTTAGGCATTATTCATCATCTCCGTACCATGTAGGTTGTGCCATTGGGTCATATCCCTTACTGCTTGGGAAAATCTTGTCAGCAAGTTTGTTCAAAGTAGAAGTTTCTGCCTTCTTACGCTTCCTAAAAGCATCTAAATTAACGATGCGAGCATCGTGATTACTAGTGTCCTTACCTTTAGGCATTACTTGTCTCCTGACGGAATTTCCTCATTAAGTTTATCAGCATGGGCCTTTGCTTGCCATTCATGATCATATGGAACAATCCCTGCAGGGTTTACATGGGGCATTCTCCTCAACTTATCCCCCACATTCGGGGTGTACCCAATAAACCATTGCATGCCTGATGAACGAGATTGGGTAAAATCGTTTTGTTGAGAGTTACTCCCACGATAATGGTGATAACGACCTACCTGACGTTTTGCGTTATGGCGTTCGTCCTTACCACCCGACATTACGGATTCTTTGTGCGGGGATTGGCTTTGGTGTTAGTTGGTCGGCTAGTACGGGCTGCGTTTGGCGCACGAACATGCGCTGCTGGACCACCTGTAGATAGGACGGTTGCATTCTTATTAGTAGAAGAAGCCTTACCAGATGTGCTGGCTACTGCTGGACTCCCTACAGTGGCACCTTTTACATTTCCGTAAGTATTACCATCACCAACGTTTGCTTGAACCGTAGCGTAATTGTTGTTAATGGAACCAGTACCACCCTTACCAGGAGTTCCACCACCGCCACTGTTGTCGTTAAATGCGTTGATGTTCTGCCCGCCAAGACCTTGTTGGTTTACATTGTGACCACCTGCAAAGAACTGCGTCCGTGAGTATGAGGGGGCAGAAGAAACTGCTGCTGGTGCTGGTGGGGTAGACCTTGAGGTTGGCGCAGAAGCACTAGGTGCTGCTGCCATTGGTGCTGCTGGTTCTGAGGATTTAACATCGCCGCCAAAGAAGCCTTTAAATCGTGATGACATGCTTGGCTTACTCGTGGCGGCTGGGGCAGCACCCTTCACACCTAGGTCATCATCAGAAATATCATAGAAAGTTGATTTACCTGTTGATTGAATTGCTGTAGATGCTGCTGGATTAAATGGGCGAATGCTGCTTTCCCGATTTCTACGCATTTGATTTACTGCAGCAGTGCCTTTTGCTTGACTCTTAGTTCCTGTAATGGGTGAACCTTTACCTGTCTTATCTGTGTTTAGGATGTATGGTCCACCAGATTTCTTTTCAGTGTCTGCTTTAGCAGTAGTAGAAGGCTTAACTGCCATCTCTGCGTCTAATGCTGCATTTGCTGCTGATTCTTTAGCAGTAACTTCATCTGCTTTTGCATTGAACTCTGCATCTTCTTCAGCCGTAGGTACTCGTGGTAAAGCACTACCGTAACCACTTTTCTTTGACTTACTAAAACGATCTACGTCAACAATGTTATTTGAACTGTCTGAACGAGGAACCTGTGCTGCTAAAACAGGCTCTGACTTTGGTGTTTCAGCAGCGGGTTCTGCTTTCTTAGCCTTACTTGGCTTTTCTTTTGGTGTTTCAGCAGGTGTCATACGTTCAACTGCCTGTGTCACTACATCTTTCTTCTTAGGTTCTGCCTTTTTCTTATCGCTTTTTTTAGCGGTAGGGGCGGATTCACGACCATCTTCAAGTTTGTAAGAGCCACCAGCAGCAATAACATCTGAAAGTAGTTGGTCCATCTCTTCTGGCTTCATTGGCTTAGTTGCTTTTTTCTTATCTGCAGCAATTTGCTTAGGGGTAGCCCATTTGCCCCTTTTCCAATCTTTTTCACTTTGTGATGGGATATAGTCTGGTTCTTTTTTCTTAGATGCCACGGGCTTCTCCAATGATTGGGGTAATGCAGGTTCTTCTACTTTACCAGTTTTAGAAAGTTCATATGCTTTTTTTACGTTTTCTAATGAATCCGTAGAGTAATAGCCATCATCACCTAGTGTCTTTTGTTTAGAAGAATTATAATTTCGTACAGAAACTGTGTCAGTGCCAAGTTTATCCCCTACTGCCCATGGGCTTAATTGGTTACCTATCCACTCAGGGATTTTATTGGGTTGAGGAATACCAAAATCTTGCCCTAATATAGGTGCTTCCCCCACATCTATCCCGTAACTGTAATAGTCACCACCATATTCTCCAGGTTTTTTGGGTTCACCCTTTGAGTTTATTGGGCTCGGCCTATCAGAAGAGTCCATTGCCCATTGAAACGGCGTTACTAGTCCTTTTTCTAAATAATCTGCTCTAGCATTCCATTCTTGACCAAGATAGTCATTACTATCATTTACCCCTTCCATAATCTCTTTTTGGGTATATTTGGGTTTTTTCTTTTTTGCCTCTGCCGCAGCAAGACCTGTTCTACGCTCTTTAATCCAAGTGTCGTGTTCTTGTGCTGAAAGACGATGCTGCATCCCCAAAATTTTGTTGGCTTCTGGGACATGTATAGGGTCAACGTTGAAGCGTGTAAGCCCCTCTAGTGGGTTATCTTTCTTCTTCTTAACCACTACTTATCTCCAAGTAGGGCGAAGAGAACTAAGTTTGGCACGGCGTTCAGCATCAATGTATTCAGCATTCTGACGCTCATCTACACGAGGGATACCTTTAGGCCCTACTTTGCCATCATTAGTCAAGACAACTGGGGCTGCTCCAGGAGGGGCGAACTTCTGACCACGGGATTCATAAGCAATACCAGTCCAAAGATTGAACTCATCGGGCCAAATATAGTCTCCTGCGTTAATGCGCTCACCCTTGTGTACACCACGTGAGTATTGGCGAGCATTCATTCTGCTCAATGAACCCAAAATCTTGTCTTGTCTACGATTAGAAGACATTGTTCCAAGATAACCATCAGGATGGGCCGATTCTGGGGTAGAACGGTATCCAGCAAGTTGGTAATCTTTGTTATTGCGGAATACAGGGGCAGGACCAAACTGGGGCTGTGAACCTGCGCTAGGTGGTTCTGAAGGTGAATTCCAGTTATTAAAAGAGGTTTGAGAAGATCCAGCCACTAGATGTTGCCAGCCATGCTTGAATTAGCAGTGGTTACAAAGCCACCTGCTGAACCAGCAACAGATGTAATGGGGCGTGGCTTTTCCTTTTTGACAACTTTTGTTTTCTTTGCTTTTTTCTTTACAGTAGCCACTAGCAATCCCACTTGCGTAAAGCCAAAGCCTTACGAGTTGGTTCTCCATTTGGTTTTTTCATTGGGCCTTCCATACCACCCATTCTGGCACAGAAAGATTTGCGACGTGCAGCAGCCTTTGGAGACTTCTTGGCTTGTTCAGATGAAACAGGTGGTTTAAGGTTATGCCCCTCTTTTTTAGCAGAGGCACGACCTTTAGCGTTCAAACCACCTTCAGGGTTTTTGCCCTCTTTACGTTGCCATGCAGGTGACTTAGCCATTATTTCTTTTTCTTTGCGACAGCCATGTTATCAACTAGGTTTGGGTAAGAGCGTCCAGCAGCCTTAGCACGAGCCTTTGCTTCTGACTTTTGTCCAGGGGTCAACTTGTCTGACTTCTTTTTAGGGTTGGGCTTATCCCATACTTTCTTTTCTTTTGCCACTATTTCCACCTTTTCTTATTGTTTGGATCATTTGGGTTCAATGGTTTAGGATTAGGTTCCCAATCATAGGGCTTATCAGGAAGACCACCTGTTTTAGTTGGTGGCTTTTTTGGTGGCTTCTTTCCACCACCACCTGTGGCTGTGCGAGCACCACCATCCATCCACTCTTTACTATTAAGTAAAGGGCCGTTAATTTCTCTTAATCGGTGACTGGTTGGCACTTAATACCCACTAACCGCCGTAGCGAAGGGTATTTTCAATGGTTCTTTCAGCGTGAGGACCAAGATTATGTTGAATGTTTACAACAATCTTCCCTGAACCTGAAGGACGTGATGGGCGGACAATACCTTGTGGTGGAGTCCAATCAGAACCTTTGTTTGAAGCATGTGCTGCGTCATTTGATGCAGAAGCACTGCGACCACCATACCCCTGAGTATCTTTGTACTTAGAATGACTACGAATGTATCCCATGATTAGTAGCCTCCCTTTATCCGTTTGCGGTTTTTGCTTTGGCGATACGCTTGTTCACCCTTAGCACCACCTGCAAGGTATGACGATTCACTACCAGATGGTGTTTCCGCAAAGGAATCACCGTCTTTAAGACCAAGCATTTTGTTATTTCCCATGCGCTTTGTTTCTGCTGCTTTAGCAATATCAAACGATTGTCCTGCGGCTTTTGACTCAGCCATTACTTTAGGGCTGTTTACACTCTTCAAAGCCTTTGCAGTCTTCTTCTTATCTTTAAGAATTGACTTACCTTCTGGGGATGAAGGCTCATGGTATGTGGTGTACTCAGCACCAATTTTAATATTAGGTTTTTTTGGACCCATTGCATCGCCGCCACTTGGGTTGACATACCCAGAGTGTGGTCCTGATGCAGATGCAGCATCACGGTCTACACGGCGCTGAGTCATCGCCTGTGTAGTGTTTTGGCTGTCGTCACGAACTGTGTGAGTATCTGGCTTTGCACCTACTCGTGGCTTAAGTTGCCCACTGTTAGCGTAAGGAACAATACTGTTTACCTTGTCACGATTAAACCAGCCCATTGTTTACCTCACTACGGGTTTGAAGGATATAGCGGAGATACTCTCTCCATTCTCACCAATAATATCATCAAAGCCAATGACAAAAGACAAGTCAATTCCCCGTGGGGCGACAAAACCTCTTGCAATTGCACAGGCTTTGGCGGCTTGGTTTACAGCACTAGCGCCAATAGCCCTAATTTTAGGTAAGTGACCTGCCACGACCGATCTGGCAAGGATAGAACCAACACTTTGGGGGTTGCTTGATCCTGAGACTTTAAGGACATCATCTACTTTTGTGTTCAGTTCTTGAGACATTTTGACTCCTAGTTAGGTAAACAGATGTCTCAATAATATCATTTATGCATAACCAGCGCCGTGGAGCAAATCAAGCATGTCCTCTAGTCGCATTACAGCATAAGAATCACCTACAGCAGCAGCGCCTTTTCCAGGGCGCTTTACCACCAGCAATGGAACACCCATATGCAGTTTCTCAGCCTGATGAACGGTGTCATTCAACCATTCACTCAATTTAAACGCTTTTTGGTTCTTGGCTTGAATAGCAACTTCAGACAAAGTAAGCCTTTGAACTACTCCATGGATGTCCCCAGCATCATTTTCCCCAGCAAGAGCGGTTCTCCTTGCATTCTTAAAACCTTGTTCTTTGAGGTAATTAACTAGTAATGTCTCAAAAGTAGTGCCTTTGGCTTTATGTTTGTTTCCCATATTTAGATAAATTCCAAGGGCATTACAATGATTGGAGTACGCTCGCCAACCCATGCGCCAAGGCAATTGTAACTAATGTACTCATCTGCCTCTTCCACGGTCATACCATCCCTGTTGACGCATACTTCCATCATCTTGTCCCATGAGTAAACAGCCAGTAAGGGTTCGTTAATGCGTTGCGAAAAACCAATCAAGGCTTCATCAAAGCCAGTCATCAGCAAAGCGTCTTCGCCCATTGCTTCTAAAGCCTCGTCAATACGCTCTCGTAGTGTTGAGTCCATTAGGGCATAAACCTATGCTGGCGAAGTTCTTTACCTGACATACCAATACGGCGTGACAACTCACGAGAAACTACTTGAGCGCCACGTTCACAGCGATCAAACACTGTGTCTACAAGTTTGCGGTAAGCACGTTTCTGCATATGAATTTCTATTTGATGGGTAATCCTGCTATCAACATCTCGTTTTGCTTTAGCAACCGTGACTAGGTCGCCTTTAGCCTTGTCACCCCATTGCTCAATCAACACGTTTGATTGAAGGTACTCAAGGATATTGCGTTCACGTTCTTCTGTAATCTCCGCTTGGACCAACTGTGCCTTTGCGTAAACCAACCACGCCATGAAATCCGTGTACAACTCCATTAGATCGGAATCACCAATGTCTCCGATATTACGAGGTAGTTCAGGAAGAACTCCGCTTGGTTTTTTTGGTAACGGAAAGTTTTGAAGAAACAAATCCATCTCGGGTGTCTGTGTCATTACTGTCATCCTCACTTCTCCAACATGTATTTTTATAAGAACAGAACTTGCAACCAAATGCTGACGAAGACTCAGCCCACATCGGTCTCATTGGGGGAATGTCTTGCTTTAATGCTGCCATCAATCGTTTGCAGTTGTCAAGCATGGGTTGAACTAATTCAGGGGTAAACCCAACAACAAACTCTTTTACTTCTTGTGTAGGTTTCCATTCATACAAGAAGACCATCTCATGTACTCCCGTGCAATACATGTAAAGCAATCCCTGTTTGATATGGCTTGGGAAAGGTTGTCTAATTTTCTTCCACAAGCCATCTAAAGTCAAGTTACCTTTTTGGTAATCTTTAAACAGATCTGGCGCTTCAAACCGAACCGTACCCAAACCAATAGACTTAATTTCAATCAATGCACGGCCTTTAGCGTCATTGATAATCCCATCAGCGTGACCAAGAATCATGTGCTCTTCGTTGCTTAATGGTATTTCACGGTAAATAGGTTGAGCAGTAATACAGATTGGGCAAAATTGTGGGCTAACTCCCTCCCACTCATGTCTGCATCTGGCGTTAGAGCATTGCCAAAGCCCCTCCAACACTCCAGCATGGTTTAGCCATCCTTGCCACTTTGCATGAATGTAGTGACCTTCTGCAAACACATTAAGACGTTGAAAGGAAAAACTCTCAGGGTCTTTTGGGTGGTCTCTGATGGTGTACCAGTTAGCCCGAGGGCACCAATCACGCTTGGCTAATTCACTTGGGTGAATGTGGGCAGTGTCTCTAGTACTTTCACGAGCAGCAGTATCTTTAAGAATTTGTACGGCTACTGTAGGTAGAACACGACCATTCATGGTGAGCATTTTTAAATAGTCATTACGCTCACCCATACTTATCCCACTTTTTAGTCTTAAATTCTTGCTTTAGATTGACCTGCATAGCATGTTGGTAATACTCTTTAGCACGAAGCACGTCTATTAAACGGTTTTTGTGATAGTTCTCTGCAAGACGTAGGCACTCTGCTAACTGTGTGTTATTCACCAATCATCTCCAAAAAGTCGTCCTCAGTGAGGATTACATAATTTCTATTAGCAAGGTCAAACTGTAAAATAGGAACCCGTTCTTCAGCAATTGCTCGTAAACGTAATTCCCTTAAATCTAATTCTTTAATTGTAATCGTCTTCATGTTCTCTGTCAACTTATTTTCAATAAGAAAGTCATGGCTTCTTACGTCATTCTTACGAAGCCAACCAGCACCTGACCGAGCATTACGAGAACCATTGTAGAGTTTTGCCGAACGCTTTTCTTGCTTTACGGATTTCTTTAGTATTTTCTTTTGACGATCAGGGTCTTGACCAATTGTGGTCACCTTGCAACTCCGTAATGCTTCTCAACTTTAGCAATCAAATCTTTCTGCATGCCAAGGTCTTCACGGAATGCATCAAGCATCTTGTCCTTACCTTGCCAACGACCTTCACCAAATGAGTAGTAAGCGCCAGCACGGGTAATGACCTCAATGGCAATGCCAATGTTCAGCATGTCCTTAAGGGTGTCATAGTCACCCTTTTCAAATCCTTGTGTTTGGGCAAAGTAAAAGTCAATAACTGCACTCTGGTTAGGGCGATAAGTCTTGTTCTTAAGCGTGCGAGCCTTAATAGTTTGACCTACAACTTCGTCCTTATCCTTTAACCACTCATCACGCTTAACTTCAACACGAGTAAAGTATGCAAAGTTCTTTGCTAGACCACCTGGAGTAGTACGTGGATCGCCCCACATAACACCAATCTTCTGCCTCCACTGGTTAATCATTAAGCCAGTACATACACGCTCATCAACAACCAAAGAGCGCTTCTGTGCCTCTGAGGATTTGCGAAAGAACTTAGAGGTAAGGCGAGCACCTAGACCAACAGTAAACTCTTCCATTGTCTTTTCTGATTCATCCCCAGGAACTAACGCTGGAAGGGAGTCAATAACAATAAGGTCTACCGCACGATTAGCCATAACCCTAATCACAAGGTTGTATGCCTGCTCCATGATGTTAGTTTCAACAATCCACATGCGCTCTAGGTCAACACCAATTGACTCTGCATACTCAGGGACAAACTCCTCAGCAGCAATCCATAGACAAATAAACTCAGGATTTAGTTTTTGATTTTCTGCAATGGTCTTAAACGCAAGAGCAGTTTTACCAGAGGACTCTTCACCAATGATCTCACTCCACTGGTTTACGGGCCAGCCGCCACCAAGCATAAGGTCATATGACAAGATGCCAGTAGACAACCTCTCTAGTTTTCCACGGGTATCACTACCCTTAACAATTGTCCCTAATCCGTACTGCTTGTTGACTGAGTTGACAATTGAAGAAAGGCTATCCCAATTTGTGTCCATGTATTTCTCCTGTTCATGCTGACCAAGATATTTGATCCGCTTGTTCGTATAGTCCGTTCCAGCCACACTCAAAGCATCTCGGTGCAGGTACGTTACCACCTGCCGATGCATTTGCACGACTAAACACGTTTTTACTTCCACATCTTGGGCAAGACAAACCACCATCTAAACGTTGTGCTTCCCCACCCTTCCATGAGCGTAAAGCCGTACCCATGTCAACTTTTCCATCAGCATCGGGAACAGGTCTTGCTTGCTCTGATGCTTGAACTATTGCACGAGCCTGTTGTTGTAGTGCTGGCAAAATATGATTAGGTGTAGTCGGCACCGCAGGTCTACGTTCTACTGTTTTATTGTTTAACTTGTTGTCCCACCAACTAGCCATCGTAATCCATCTCCTCTTCCCAATCTAAAAAACTGTCAGGTGATATTAAAGCAATAACATTGTTCTCTAGCAACTTTTGAACAAGAGCCATCCCATATGACAGCAATACTGTCTTTGATCCGTCAACCATCCTAGTACTAGGTTTCTCATCTTCACCCATGGTAACTTCTAAAACTTCTGTAAACCAATTAACTGCTTCTTCAACCTCATCGTACACACCAAAATCATGTAAAACATCCCATTGGGAGTTAATTAATTCGGATTCCATGTCCTGTACTTCTTTGGATGGTGGGGTAAGCCCCATATGTTGGGCCAGTTCTTGACCAGATGGTAATGAGAGCATTAAACAAAAGTTTCGTTTTTCACCGACAGATCTCATTTTCCTTTTGCCTCCGACCAACTAGTTGCTGCATGACAGGACACTTTAAGTGTTACTCCCATAATACTCCTGCCATGCCCCATTGCAGAAACTAGCGTCTGCATTGCAGACTCTTCTTCTTCTTTAGGAGCAATAACCACAAGTTCGTCATGTACCTGTACCAGCATCTTGACATTGGTACCACTAAACGCTGCGTCCACGTCAATCATAGCCTGTTTACAAATGTCTGCGGCACTTCCTTGAATAATGGCGTTGATGGCTTGACGTTGGGCACGAGAAACATCAAACTGCCTAGTCAAGTTAAGACCAGGAAGCCTCCTACGCCTACCACTCAAGGTAGATACGTAGCCTGCCTTTGTACCTAAAGCAATGGCAACTTGCTTCCACTTGGTTAGGCCAGAGAAACTCTTATAGTAAGCGTTGAGAATCTCTTCAGCATGTTCATCAGAGATGCCTGTCGTCCTAGCCAGTTTTGCAGAGCCACCACCATAGGCAGTAAGGAAGTTCACACCCTTACCAATCTGGCGCTCCTCTGAAGTTACTTCTGACAAATCTTTCCTAAAGACTGCTGCCGCTGTAGCGGCGTGAATGTCCTCATTGTTTTTAAAAATGCGAAGTAACTGGGGGTCTTGACTAAACATCGCCATAACACGCAACTCAATTTGATCGTAGTCAGCAACTAACATGGTGTATCCCTCAGGCGGAACAAACAACCCTCGGATGCTGGAGTCACGTGGAATGTTCTGCAAGTTTGGGTCATTGGATGACAACCTACCTGTAGCAGTTCGGTGCAGGTTATAGGAGGGGTGCAACTTCCCGTTATTTAGTTTAGGGATCAAACCATCAACGTAAGTAGATTTTAACTTCTGTAGTTCAGAATATGAAAGCAGTAAGGGAACCAAAGGGTGATCCTCTCGTAACTTCTCTAGGGCTTCCATGTCTACGGATGGTGCACCTTTAGGTGTTTTCTTGTGGGGCTTCAAACCTAAACCACCATCACGCTTTTTGTTAAACAAGTACTGTTGCTTGTCTTTATTGGAGTCAGGGTTAAACCCTGCGTAGGACATATCAGTAATTTCAAGCAAGCAATCACGTTGTTTAATCTCTAAATCTTTACGAAGGTCTTTGAGGGCACTGGTCTTTACCGTGATTCCCTCATCTTCCATGTTCATAATTACCCGCAAAACTTCCATATCTTGTTTAAGTGCTGGCAAAATAGATTCTGAGAGGCGCAACTTAGCCTTCAATTTGGTATACAGCAACCAAGTCCAACGAGCATCCAAATGCACGTAACGAGCCGCTTTATCAAAGGGAACCGTATCAATAACAGATCCTAACTTGCCTTCTTTTGCGTAAGCATCATGCCCATCAAAGTTACGCATAATTAGTTTCTTCAATGAAAACTCAGGGACATTCTCATCTTCAAGGTGTTGGAGAATCATTGTGTCCATGTATGGACCTGGTGGTAGTTCTCCGTAGTACTTCTTAATAGAGCGAGCATCAAACTTTACGTTATGTCCTACCTTGATGAGGTCGCTAAAGAAAATTGGGCGCAACGCCTCAAAGACCTCTGAACGAGACAGTTGTGGTGGTGCAGGCGAATATTCTCCAGGAATGACGTACTTAGCCTTAGCCATAGACTCGTTGCCGTTTTCTAGCAACTTACGATAACCAGTTGGTGGAATGGTTGTACCATCGCCCCGTTGTTCAGGAACAATAATGTCTCCTAATTTGTGGCCCATTGGTATTGCCCATGAGTGCCCTGCCGTAGCAATGCTGATCCAAAACACCTCATTACGAAGAGGGTCTAGGGCTAAGTCTTTTAAGTACCTAGAACGAATTGTTTCCGTTGAACTAGCAATTATGGCGCTCCCTGGGTTCTTGAGAGTTGCAATGTGTTCCTTACACTCTTTTTCAAAAAGTTTAAGAAAATCATCATGCCTCTCAAGAACCCCACGGGATTCCACGTCAAAAGCAAACTCTCCTGCTTTTGTTACTACTTCTACAAGGGTTGTCAACTGCTCTACGGTGTGCACCGTATGACGCATGTTAACTACCTAGCGTCAAGCAGTTCAGTAGCAACTTCCAACAAGTCAGAGCGTGTTGGGATTTGGATGATGCTTGGGTCATAGGCGTTGTTTACCAAGACCTTCATACCGTCCTCTGTGATTGGAGTAAGTTTCCACTCTTCAAGGTCACGCTCACGAACCATCTGCAAGATGGTCTGTGTCTGTGCTCCCTTGCCAGTCTTGGAAACTGCCCAGTAATGCTTGGACAATGGTCCCTGACGTGGGTCAAGATGGAAGTTCTTCAACTGGTCAATCAACCGAACACCAACCTCAAACGACTTAACGACTGGGTCTTCTCCATTCGCAAGCAACGCAATGTTGAATGCAAACTTGGTGCTTGGGCGATTACCTGCATCACATAGCGGGCAACCATTTGGGTCATCGTGCAAGCAAACAAATGACTTTTGGCCTTGACGACCATCAATCCAGTGTGTGCGAAATGAAGCGTATGGCTCATCTTCAAGAAACTTAATTACTTGTGTTTCCTCAAGAACCTTAAAACGCTGTGCGTAAGGTGATGCTGCTTCTTGAACACGATCTGCTGCACCCCAACCACGCTTAATGGTTCGGGCTGTTGCTGTTGGTGCGGCTGGTTCAAAACCAGTATCGGGCTTTGCCGTTACTGCTGGTTTTTCTGTAGGTGCCGTAGGAGTTGCAAACTCCTGTTCGTCATCTTCGTAATCATCATAGCGGTTCGTTGTCATGTGTACTTTCTCTGCTTTCTGTTGTTTGTTTTTTACTTAGTCCATTGTTCTTTAATGTGCTTTTTAAAACCTGCCCAGTTTGCTTTATTGGGTTGGGGATTATCCAAACCAAAATGCTGTACTGAGTAGATAAGTAACTCTACCTGCTTTCTGCTGTAAAGTCTACGACCCTTAGCAGTTTTTCCTGGAAGTTGTTGACCATAAGGTGCAGGTGCCCTAAAGGTCGCTGTCGGGATAAATCCCTTTGTTTCCCAAGATCTTATAGTTACCGCTTTGCGATTTAACGCTTTGGCAACCTCCCCCACCGTGTAAAAAGTTTGCTCTTCACCACGAATAGAATAGACAATAGGGTGCAACAAAGAAAAAGGATCTTCAATCCTTGTTGGCTTTCGCTTTTTCCTGTTTTTCGGAGGAGTTTTGCCAGGGTAATCATTTAAACTTTCAGAGCCCATGTTTCTTTCTCTACGTAAAAAGTCTTAATTGTTTCTTGGATGGCATCATTGTTCCATGCAAGACCAAGAAGTTTATCCTCACTGAGGACTTCAACAATTTCCCTCACAGTTTCCCAGTGACCATTCTGTTTTGCCCATGCCTCAGCAGCACTAGAATTAAACGACTTAGAAATCCTACGCTCACGCTTAAATTCTAAGTCACCCATATCAATCCAAAGGTTTCCCTTTTCGTCAGGCTGTCCATAGGTTACCAACATCTGTGTCAAATCAGCCTTTAAAGCATCAACACGTTTCTGAGTCATTTCCAACATGTGTTTATGATTTTTATACTCATCCACAAGCATGCGGGTGTGCTGTTTATCAAAATCTGATGCTGGTGTTTCCCTTACAATTTGTGCCATGTTATTAACCAATCTCAATCTGGTTTTTTGTTGTAATAATTTTGCCTGACATGTTAAATGAATGCATTAAATCACAAATTAATTCAGATGCTTCTGTTTCAGTCAATGCTTTTTTCCAGTTTGGTGCTTCCAAAAAAGACCTATCAACAAGTGCTGTCATTTTGCCCATAATGTATGGCAAATGCTCATCCCAATGTTTATTAACTTCGTGATAATTGTCCCTATCAACTCCTGATTTTGTTTTCATATCTGTGAATTTCATATTTATACCTCCTTGTGTCGTAGGAACTCTGAAAGAGCGCCTAAGTTTAATTGAAAACTTCCCTTATTATCATAACCACCATCAATAAATGCTTTATTGATTCCTCGTTTTTCCTGCAACATTTCGTATTGCCTCTCTTCAATGCTACCTTTCATAACGAAGGAGACCACATTAACGTGTGGAAACTCAGATGACAACCTAATGATTCTGGCTTCTCGTTGGTCTAGTTTGCCAGCACTCCATGGAAGGTCATAGGAGATAAGGTAATTGGCAATTGGTAGGTCAACACCATAGCCACCTGCATCTGAGGAAAGAAATAGCCTGGTGTTTGGGTCGGTGGAAAACTCTTGTTTAGCCTTATCCCTATCCATCATGTCCATACCCCCCATAAATAGAACACTACGGGTGGTTGCTTTAGTTGCTTCTTGAATAAGGCGCAAATTGTTTTTAAAGAAAGAAAACAAAACAACTTTGTTCTTAGGATTTTCTTCTAAGACATCTGTAATGTACTGAACTACTGCATCAAGTTTAGGAGTATTAAAGTTATCTTGGATCAACCCTTGTGCTACTACTTGTGAAGCATGCTTGCTGCCTTGAGTGTTGCCGTCATCTAAGTACATTTCTGCAGACAACTTTACAAGCGCTGGGTTATCACAGAACATACGTAGAGTAGTTAGGCGAGACATAATATCTCCCTGTGCTTCCATGTTTTTATTGTTGCCATAGTAGTGGGCCCATAAATCAAAACCACGACCATGCTCAGTCATTGCTTTTTGAATAGCAGTCAATAGGTCTTCTGCTAATTTTCGGTAAGTTATTGCACCAAAGGAATCAAAAGGAACTGGAACTACTTGCTGAATTACTACAGGTAATTGGTCAGCAATATCCTCACGAGTTTTACGGATCATTACATTTTCCATGCTGGTGTGCAATGACTTTAAATTTCTGTATCGTTTTGGTTTACCAAAGTGGTCACGCTCAATGAATGTCCTGTCAAACACTTCAAACTTTCCAAGGATAGTTGGGTCAACAAATTCCATAATAGAGAACAACTCTTCTGGGCGGTTCTCAATTGGCTGTCCTGTTAGTGCAAACCTATAGTGGTATTTCTTCCCAAGGCGTTTGATTAGCCGTGAGCGTTTTGCTCTTGGTGTTTTAATCATGGTTGCTTCATCTACAACAATTGCATCAAACTTATGCTTTTCGTAGGAAGCAATGTCATTGGCAAGAGACTCAGGGTTGACAATAACGTACTGAGCACTTATGGCTGTTCTCCATAGTTTCTTCCTTGCAGCAATACCACCGTCAATAACAACACACGATGAGTCTGTAAACTTCTCAATCTCTCGTTTCCATTGGTACTTCAAAGAAGACGGTACGACAATAAGTGTTTTACAAACCTCACCCATCACTTGCAAATTTTCAATAGTTGCAATCGTAGTGATAGTCTTACCAGCACCCATCACAAGGGCCAAGAGCATTTGACCACGGTCAACCATCTGTTCCGTGGCTTCTTCTTGAAAGGGGTATAACTTGCCCTTAAACATCAAGCCACCAGGGGAATACTGAGGCTTGGCTAACTGCTGTAATTATTTGTGCGTGTGTCATTTCACCGATATCTTTTGCGTCCGTGTGTGCGTAGTGTAACCAGTTTACACCATGCCTGAATGCAGGTAACGCTTTTTGTAGTTTTTGGGCTGCAGAAATACCAGCAGAATCATTATCTAAAGCAATAATTAAACCGTCAAAGTGCTCTACAAGTAACCGTATCTGTTGTTTACTGATGTGAGCACCATAGGAAGCGACACCACACACCCCAGAAACTACCGTAGCCAAACGTGCTGCATCCAAAGGTGACTCTACAAGTACACCAATCGTGCAATCTGCCTTATCAATACCAAACAATGTTTCAGACTTCTTTACACCGATGGGATAATTACGAACCTGTGATGGTTGTTTTTCTTGCCAACCCAACAACTCCCCCATAGGTGACACGATAGGTAAAATCCAAGCCTGCTTACCTTCATCAAACCTAATGCCATATTTTCGTGCCGAATCTCGGTCAATGCCCCGTGTGAACAACCACTCGTCTGAAGGTGCAGGGAAAGAACTAAAAGACTTCCAATCAACTGTTGGCTTCTTTTCAAGGGGTGCAGTTGAGTTGAGCCTTTCTAAACCCTTAGCCACAATAAAGGAGTGCACAGCAACAATAGAGTCAGACTCCCCAGTCAACTCAGAAACAAGCGAAGACAATGTCCCCTTAGCGCCACAGGAATAACACAACCATAAACCTGTGTGGGCATTCATAGACCACGAGGGTGATGCATCCTCCTTACCAACACGATTAAAGTGCACTGGGCAACGTGCAGAAATTTCGTTCTCACCGATACGCCGAACGTCCACACCTAAGTGCTGTAGCACATGTGCTACGTCAGTAATACCAGTTGTCTCGGTCATCATCTTTATCATCCCCTTCTTCTCCCACTTCTGTAAAGTCCATGTTTGCCCAATCCCAGTTGATCCTAATTTCGCCAAGTGGTGCTGAACGAGCAAGGACGACACGAATGATTCCCTGATTCTCAATGTCAGGGTCAGACTCAACAGCAAGCACAAGGTCGGAGTCTTGGGCAAATGAAGAGGTGTAGCCAATAGAGTCTGCGGTTACCCTCCTGGACTTCTTGTTACCCAACTTCCAAGACAAGACTTGAGTAGTACCTACAACAGGAATATCTTGGTTTTGGGCAAGGCGCTTTAATGCACGGGTGATATTGGTGAGCGCCTGTGGACTACCTTTGGGCTCTCCTTGCTCATCGTCCATCAAGTACACACCGTCAATAAACAGAATGTCAGGTTGGTATTCCCGTACCTTCGCCGTGAGTGCGCTAACGGTCGTAACAGATGCGGTGTCCTCGGTAATTACAAAAGGATGCATGTTCTTACGCATACGCAAGGTTTCACGAACCTTTTCAAACTCTTGGTCAGATAATGACGCACGCAGAATATTGCTATATGGAACCTTAGCAACAATTGCGTCATAACGTGCTGCTTGCTCTTCGGCTGACATTTCAAAAGATACAAACAGTGGGCGCTTACCATGAATGTGTGCAGCATTAGCCATCATCAAAGTCATCAACGACTTACCCTTTTTGGCCTCACCAACAAAAGTAATCAACTGCTGAGGGCGGAGACCAGAAGTAATCCTGTCAAGACCTTGGATACCCGTAGGGATTCCACGAATAGCATTTGGCATTTTACGAAGTTCATCGTATTTGTCAACACGCTCTTCCCAAGTCTCAATTAAGTTGACATCTCGCAAGCGAGCAACATCAGCCCCAGCCTTCTGAACACCAGCCGCTAATATTTTAAATGCTTCAGTGGTATCCCCACTTTGGATGGAAGGCATTGCCGCAGACATCGCTTCAACCAAGTTGCGATGGCGATATGTCGCATAGATTTCTGTAACAAGTGCGCTAAACGGTTCACCTTTAGCATCAAGAAACTTAATATCACCAAACTCTTGCTTGATAGCACGGGTGGTTGGAACCTCACCATGCTCCCTCCAAAAAGAAACCAACCATTCCCAAACAATTGCCCACTCGGAAGTAAAGTGATGTGCTTTAACCCCATGCTTCATGGAGTACGAAAGGTCTTGCTCCTGAACTACTTTGCTAATTAATAGTTGTTCTGCACTAGCCATCAGAGCGACCATGCGGTGTTCGTAGACACCACGGTTGCACGCATACCAATCACCTTCGCCTGTTCTTGATCTGCTGTGTATATCTTTGTAATACCCCTATTGAATTGCAATTCAAAAGCAAGGTCATTAATGTTGTCAAATGAAACCACGTTCGTAGATATTCCCTTCTTTAATAGCCACCTGTCTACTGCTTCCGCAAAGCCAGGGGGGAGCAGTGTATACACCTCCGTACCAACACCCAACCTGTGGATTGAATCACTTAGATGTTTAACAGGCAGTGTGTTTGTCTGCCACATCTTAAGATACGCATCCCACTTCTCACTTTTTAATAAATAACTAGCCTTAATTTTTTCAAGTTTTCCTGTTGGCTCAGAGGCAAGCACTCCCTCAAACATTGTTGCCTGCACACGAGGAGCATAGGAAGCAAGATCATTACCCTGCATGTTGTGTGACTCGGTAATCCTTTCCTTCAAACGGAATCTGTAATGTAGCATCTTGCAAAATAGATGCAAGTCGTGGGCCGTAATTAACGCCGATAGAAGCAATACTCATTTCAGAGGTAACAATCGTAATCAACTTCTGTTCGTATCGGCTATTGAGCAAAGAAGAAACAGCGTTCTTAGTAAAGTCTGTTTTCTTCTCCCCACCAAGACCGTCTAGAACAACAATGTCAAAGACTGAGTTGATGTACTTCAGCAAGTACGGGTCACCATACTCGTCAGGGAGTTCCCCGTCAGAACGTAGTTCATCGTAGGTTGCCGCAATAAACTTCTCAGCGGTGATAAAGAAACCACCCAACTGATGCTTGTGTAACAACTCAGAAAGAAGCGCTGCTGCTAGATGGGTCTTCCCTGTTCCTGTAGCACCGCAGAAATATAAACCTTCGCCACTCTCTAGGTTTTCTTCAATGTTGGATGCCCATCCACGAATGGCTTGGGTAACACCCCAACTACCAACCTCATCATCGTAAGAGTCAATCGTTTTATCTAAGTACCTTTTTGGAATGTGAGCATTACTTACCCGCTCTTTTGGTGAACGGTTCCGCCAGTATCGTGGTCCATGCCAATCAGTCATGTAGGTACTTCTCCAATCGTGGGTCAAACTTAACCTGCTCAGAATCTACGGGAAGAATATCGGAAGTAATCCGTTTAAACAACCCTCCACGGCGACGGACAAATGCGAGCCAAGGAACTTCTTGATTTGTTAATGGCGTGCGCTTGATGTCTTCTGCAAACAAATCAATCATGCGGTAGATCTGATCAGTTGTTACCGATTTAGATAACATCTCTTTAAAAACCTTCATCAGAGCAGGTCCGTTTACAGGGGCGTTCAGCGTCATGTTTGTACTTGTAGTGACATCACGAAAATAACGCAGTACGTGGGTCAGTCCCGTTTTGTTCTTACTAGGGACAACTTGTGTGGGTTCATCCGCTCCTATCGGAGTGACATCCCAATCATCATTTTTCTTTTGGCGTGTAATGGGCAACCCTCACTTTTTTACCATCGGCTACGGGTTCCTCTGACAGTTCCCTGCCTTTAACTGTCCTGCCTTTTTCATCTAGGACTTGGACCTCGTGGTCCCACATCCATTTCATAGTTCGTTTCATAAGTAACCTTTCTATTGGGGAGTTTTTAACTGACGTTGCCATCTAGGGTCTGACAAGAATAAAGCATCTTTCTTTTTCCTTTTCTGCTTCCCCTCTAGGTTAAGATTAATCTCTCTAGATTGGGTGTCAGCAGTGACACCCTCCGAGGGTGTCCCCAGTGACACCCCGCTAGTGTCACCAGTGACACTACTAATGGTGTCTCCAGTGACACTACTCCGAGTAATTGGGTTGTTGAAATCAACCCGATAAAGGTTTGTCATGTTCCTACCCGTCCTACTCTTTCGGACAGTCTTGATAACCGCCCCAGATGCTTCAATGCGGTTCATTGCCCGAATAACAGTCCTGCGGTCATAACCTGTTAGTTCTGCTAGGTGATCGTAGGACGTAGTGATTTCTTGCCGATCACCACTCATGTACGTCAGGGCGTGGATTAGTACACACAGAGCCACTGCATCTTGACCCAAGTATTCCAAGACCCATCGTGGTACTGGTATGAATTGCCCATTTAACTTCGCCATATTTGCTTCCTTCTATTTGTCATGTTATAGTTCTTGTACGGGGTTCCCCTTCGCCCCCAGCCTTGCCTGCGTTTACGCAGGTGGATATGGCGCTTGTGGTAAGGGTGCTGGTGATTTCCCCTTCTTTGATCCAGCACCCCCCACGAGTTAATTCAAGAGGCTCTGTAAGGTTTTGATAGGTATGGCTCTTGCTTCCATAGAACCATCCACAAAGGTAACCACCAGTTGGACCATTGAGATCAGCCCTAAGTCCTCCTCAGAGAAAAGGGGTACTGGGATACCCAAATCCCTTTTGAGCGCATCCTGGGGGCTCCTAGGGGCCTCTACGGGCTCGTTAGCGTTGGGCTCATCGTCAGTTACCCAGATAGGCACCAAACCATTAGTCAAGTCCTGCAGCATCATCCCAAGCCTGTCTCCCTCAAAGATAATACTTTGGGTCATTTGGGTAGGGTTTTCTTGTTCGTCTGCGTCAAACAGTACAAGGATATGGGCTTTAGAGTTGATCTTCAGGGTGTCCAAGATCAAATCGTCTACTGCTATGACATTGGTAGCCGCTTGCATAATGGTGGGGTGCACCCTGCCCGAAGCAAAGTAAACAGTAAAGTCCGCACCGTAGTCCACTAACCAATCCAATACCCGTGCTTGACCAGCAGTGGGCCTACCCGACCACATGTAGTGGAACTTTGCACCCTCTTTGACATCTCCTAAACCCGCTTCAATTACGTTTGCTGCAGCATTCCCCGTACCACCAATAATGTATTCCATGTTGTTTCCTGTTCTTGGTATTGTTATTTGACTACTCGCCTACTTAACATGTCCCCTAAGAGGGTGAGTAAGCGTAGCAGAGAGTGTACTGTTCCTGCAAGGCTGGCTACTGCTAATCCTGTAATCCAACGATCAGGGAAATGTAAGATAAAAGTAGAGCCATAAGCCAAGACCACACCAAACAAAACTTTAACCCAAGGCATTGCTTCACGTGGGGAAAGTGCGTCTGCAATTTGAACCAGTTTGTATACGGCTAATGCACAAATTAAGTAATTCATCACGTCTTTCCAGGAATCCAATCAAATTGTATTGTGTAATCAATGTTGGTATCAAGCAACATTGTTACAGGTAATAGTTGAGGTAGCAACCTAGTTATTGCATTATTTACTTTTTTCTTGTTTGTAGAGTAAACGGAGTAAGAAGCATACGTGCTCCCTGACCAAGCGTGGTCAGAGAAATTGTCTTGGTAAACAAAACCACCAAAATCTGAAGAGCCGTTAAAGAACTCACCATACTTCCCAGGTTCTACCATCCATTGAGATACCGTGGTACTTTCACCTGGTTGGAGTGAAAAAATCATTACAGGGTACCGTGTTGTTGTTGTTGCCAGCACTGGCATTTTTATAACCAAACGGGAACTTGGTGTAAGTTCTTCAGATATACCACTTTCCTCAAATTGAGACTCAGTATTCCAAGTTGTCCATGAGGCTGATGCTGACCATTGTGCACCATGGATAATGCCATCACCTACTACTTTGGCAGATGACCAGTACTCTACATCGGCTGCTACGGGAACTTCTATTAAAGAAGTTAAGGCAAACTGCACTGATGCCGAATCGGTATTAGTTACAATTAAGTTTTCACCAGATTTGGTAAAAGTGCAGGAGGCACTAGAGGAACTAAATTCCCACTTCTTAGTGCCAGACTCAACAACAAACAAAGAGTCAGCAACTAAGTTTGCTTTCTCAGCGTAGACACGAAAAGTGTATCTGGGTGAAACTGGTGACTCAACTACATCCACTTGGCAACCACTTAATGCGGTCATGTATTGTTTAATGGAACTGATTGTTCCCTTTTGTTGTCGGTAATAACCGATGTCTTGAAGTATTTGACGAAGGCGGGATGTTCCAATTTCTTTAGAAGTAACCTCTAAAGCAAACATATCAGCCAAGGCATCAATAGATTGGGATTCATTTACCGATGGGTCATACTGTGTCATTACGCTATTTATTAAAGTTCTTGTTTTATCTAATTCAAAACTAAAGATACTTAAAAATCTAGATAATTGTCCACGACCTAAACCACTTGGGTCTAGATTTGCGCCAGCAGTGTCACCAACCCGATATTGTGCTGGGATTCTGTTCCAAAGTTGATCATATGAACCATAGTCTTTTGGAATAAGTTCCTGTAATGTGGTCATTCTTTCGTACCAATTTACTCCTGTAATTCCTGCTCCATTTTGATTCCAATGGATAAACAAAGAATAATAAGCCCAAGTTTCTATACTATTTGTAGATAAACCTGTATGTTCAAATGCATAGTCAATATCAAAATACTTTTGCGTTTTTATGACTATTCCGTCTGCAACCGTTTCAGGAAACCCCGTAGGAGAATACACAATGACTATTTCAAACGGTTTTGTTTCTCCTTCTAAAATAGTTAATTTATCTGTTAATGCTATTTCTGTCCAGTCTAATTTAACAGTGTCATAATCTGTAGCAGTTGCTGAAAAGGTAACAGTAGTTGTTAGTTCAGCAACGGCTGTTACAAACGCATCTGCCCTTAGTGCAAAGTCTGAATCTAGACGTGTTAACCCTGGAGGTGCGGTGGTTTCATCACCACGCACATACGAACCAAATGGGTTTGCATCGGGACTAGCAACAAGGTCTACACGCCTTAATTTAAAGGAAGAGTATGCCATTGCCTATACAACTCCACCACTTGAAGTAATGCTTAATTCTGAAAGCAAGAGCAAATTATTATCTCCTGCTTTAACACCCTTGACTACAGGGCTTAGGCCAACAGTGTCAATTACTGAAGAACTACCAGTAGTAAACCTATCTACGGTTACATAATCTACACCTGGAACATCTATGATGGCCCTATACAGGGTGCCTAGAGATATGGTTTGCCCAAAAGTAACAGCATCAAAACTAAACAAAGATTTAATGGCAAGCGTAATTGCGTCTTCAACGCTTGCTTGTACTGATGTAGCCAAGACATTTACAGTAATACTTACTTTGACAAGATCTAAGGCAACGCTTGGCATAACTACTGTGTTAACACCAACCATTTGGCGTGGCTCAATATATGAGTAAATACCATCTCGGTAGTCAGTTTCAAGACTTAATGGGCTAGTTGTAGCACTGGTTGCTAAAGTGCCATCGTAGGTTGCTTGATCACCTAGTGCATAAATCTTTACTTGTGCATTTTGGTAAGTTGCAGACGAGGATACAGATGCAGACGTAATGTTGGCTACGTTTAGGTCATACAACAATGTAGACCCAGTAGACCCTGTCTTAACAATAAAAGTTCCATCAAAAATATCATCAACATCAAAGACTGCAATAGTTTCACCGACAGATAAGCCATGAGCGGTGTCTGTAGTCATTGTGGCTACGCTGGCACTTACGGATTTGTTTGTAATGTACCCAGTTTTAGCAACTGCTCCTGTTACCACGCTTGCGTTTGCTTTAATAATGCCAGGGACACGTAAAGTTAAATCACGGTAATCTTGGATAGATACAGCACGATCTTGTGATCGGAATGATGCAGGTATATTTACTTGTAGCGAGTTAATAGTTTCACTATTTGTTCCACCGCTTGCTGGAGAAGTATTTGGGATAATATCAATACCATCATAAGGGGGGCCAAAAGCATTGGTTAATGACTCAAATTCAGTAATTGAGTTAGCATCAACATTTCCTGCAGAGCCACGAGACCTGCGATAACTTATTGTTATTACAGCATTTGTCGTTGGTATTTTTCCGTAAACACCATTACCAAAAACTACAGTAGAAGTGTCATCTGCGTTTAGAACTACTGTATAAATGTTGTCTGTATTAGTTGCATCAATAAACCGATCTATTGGTGCGTAGTTAATATTAGTACCACCAGCCCCTTCAGCAACAGAAACCGCTACTGATGTTGCAACTACTCCTATTTTGTTTAATGTAAACCTTTGTGAAGAAAGGCCGTTGCTTGTATAGGTTTGTGTAAATAGTTCACCTTCTTGTAGGGTGACAGGTATCATTGCTGACTTTGCATAGGTGGTGTACCCAAAGATACTTGTTCCAGTGTCATTGATAGCAATAGAACGTGTAGATGTAAAGACAACGGCATCAGCACCACTAATTAGTGGATTTGCAATAAACCTTGTGTTCTTTGGTATAAGTATTGGCGTAGCATCTGTTGCTGCCGAGTTTGTTGCATTTAACGTAATAGTTGCTGTTGCTGCTGTTCTTCCAGTTGGTGTGTAGTCTAGAAGATTGGCAATTGCCATAATGCTGGATCGTTGTGTAGCAGTAGATAAGAACGCTTCTTGCGCTGCACGATCAACATAGTAATGGAGTATGTCTCCCATGTACGCCCAAAGGTCTACCAACAACATGCCAAAATCCGAAGCATCTCGTGATGTCCACTCGGGCAATACAGACTCTGCTCGGGCTAATAGGTCTGCTTTAATTGCAAAATAGTCCCGACTAGTGTAATCAAAAGTTGTCATAAGTTCGTTTCCTCGGTAAGAAATAGTGGGGATACTAAATTAAATGTTGCACTAGTAATTTCATTGTTTGGTGGCACTGCATACAAAACTTCAATCATTTGGGTATTATCGGGAATATCTCCCCTTGATGTGGGGTTTACCAAGTTAATATCTACAATGTTTACACCAGATATATTAGTAAGTAAGCCGTCATGAAGTTCTCTTTTGTATTCACTGAACACCAACAAGTCATAGTTTTCAAAAACTAAAGTTTGACTGTTTCCACCATATGCTGGGTTCATAGGTCTTTCAAACTCTTGTGTAAGTACATAGTCTCTTATCTTTTGTCCTAGTTCTTTTTCAAGATCAGTTTCTTTAGATATCTTCCCCGATGTTGCAATAGAGAATGGTGTTTTAATAGTAGACATAGTTACCTAAATATTCCTAAAAAAGAAGCGTCTTTGTATGATTGCAACTCACTATCTGATGCTACACCACCAAAAGTAAAAGTAACATTGCTTCCAGTGGTAATGGACCCCGTACTGGACATGCTCATAGTGTCAGCACCATCAATGTTAATAGTCAGTAGTGTTATTGCGTCTGCGGCATAATTTGCATTAGTTCCTACCCATTTATTAATGGCACTGTTCCATACAGGTACAGAACCAGATGAAGGTGTTGGTATATCTACATCTACTAAATCTGTTAAATCCAATGATGGGTTATCAACCTGTACCCAAAAGATATTAGTAAAACTATCATCATCAGAAGTTACTACGATCTGTTCACCTACATCAGGTACATGCCAAACACCATTTATTGCTTTTCTTCCTACACGTGAAATATCTAAAGCAGTGCCAGAACCAAATTTGGCAGGTATCCGCACACGAATATCACCAGTAGCGGCATTAGCCTGTGTAACAATTGCTCTATGGGTGTTAGTAGACATATGAAAATTCCTTAGAGGTTTCCCATATTTTATTTTGTAACACTGGTTTAGGTGGGGCAATATATGATTTGCCTTCTTTTGTAAGCATTGGCGCTAAGTTAGTAGAATCAGTTTTAATATGTAAATAAGTTATGTAGTTTTCTACGTTAATTAAATGGCGTACATCTTGGACAATCCAGTAACCATCAAATTCAGAATTGTATTTACTAATCTCTACAATTGATCCTGGTAGTAGGGTAGAGATGCCAGACACAACAAGGTCTGCGTGGAACGGCAGTGCTTTCTTAACATACCCTTCGGTAAGTTGCTTTAGCGTATTAATAGAAGTTGCTTGTAATGTTATTTCCTGGGTGAACCTTCCATGAACTGGTTGGCCTAGACCACTTGAGGCAGTAGCCCCTGAAACATTTTGAAGTGTTTTACCTTTGGGTGTTAATGTTTTTAGTAAGTAGTTGTAACTATCACCATCAGGAGTTATGTCTCCAAAGGTTCCATTGAACTCCATAATTACACCAGGCACTCTTTTCTTACCATCGTCACCTTCTGGAGAGTGCAAAACTGTGGGTACCTGCCCTCGGTAGTAATTAGAAAATGGGTCATATATGTTTAGGTGAGCGTTTGATGCAGTTACGTAATACCCCAATTTGTTAGCACTATCTACTAATACTTCCCAATCTGATTTGTTGCTTTGATCAATTACTGGAAAAACATAAGAGTTATTGGGAACTGAATATGAAAAATTGTACTTTGTTGCTAGTTTTTTTACTAAGGCTGGTAACGAAGTGTTCTTGTACACAGCGCTTTTTGGGGGTTTCATTTCGTAACTTGTTCCAAAGCAAACCACTTTTGCTTCTTGGATAAGGGAATCGTTAACAGAACCCATGCGGGAGTATGCGCCAATCTCTACATAAGCAACATACCCATTAAACTCTATTACGTTAGCCGTATTGTTTCCAAAGGTAATTGTTACGGGAAGTCCACGGTAGGCAGTAACTGCGGCTGCAGGGAAACCTGAATAAGTAATGGTTGCAATGTCATGTTTGTTTTCTGAATAAGATAACTCAACAGAGGCAACTTGGGAGTCAGGAACAGAACCACCAACAATGTCGGTAGTGATAATTGGGGCATCATTAAAAGGAAACCGAGTAATCATACGGGTATCCGTAGTTGTGTTCCAGGGGTGAGGTCTAATGGAAAACCCACTTGCGGATTTACATCAGCAATTCTCCACCATTGACCTGGGTCATTAAACAACTTTGAAGCAAGTGACTCCATTGTGTCACCTATTTGCACACTGTATAAAAACACAGATACGTCAGAAACTTCTTTTCTAGCAGCCGTAATAATACCATCAGATAGGACAACAGGGTTAAAGCCATAACGAGAAAGAACAGTAATCATACTTTTCTGTCTTTCTGAGTTATTGGTAATGCACCAACTGTTAATAAACCTAGTTTCATACTTTCGTCGTACATGACAGTTGAACGCATGTGTATAAATTGTGGAAGTCTTAGAGAGCCAATAATTGGCCTTTCACAAAAAGTAGTTATCTTAAATTCCACATTAAATTTATCTTGTGTAAAGGGTCTTGGTACCAGCGTGTCCGCAATTTCCCATCTCCATACAGCATCTTCTCCCCTATTAGCAATTTTCCCATAGTAAAGGCCATCAAAACTTACTTGGGGCGGACTTACCACAGGGCGTTCACTGTAATATATCTTATGATTATCAATTGTAATAAGGAATGGTTCTTCTTCGGTGCCCCACTGTTTGTAATCAGTTAAACCTTCATTAGGTGGTTTTCCAGTTGCATACTGTAAAGGAGCACCACCAGCAGTAGTTGCTGCAGTAAGGCCCACAGTTCTCCCTCCCACGTTATTTGCATTTGTTACGTGAGAATGCCACCAAATCTTTATTTCTCCACTAAACGTAAAGGTGGCTTCCCCTGCTGCTTTTGCTTCTTTAACCATTGTGTCATAAAACGCTTGACCTGCTCTAGTTGTTTTTACGTTAAAGTTTAATATTTCACTTGGTTCAGATTTTGAAAAAAAACTACTAACTTTCTTAACGCCACTTGTTCCTTGGTCCCAATTTGCTTTATCAAGGAACTCACGTAGACCTGCTTTTGTTTGATCTTGTAATCTTTTTTCATTTGTACCTGCCGCAAATGTGTCTTCTACACCAGGCGTTTCCGTAGGCACTTTCTGTATGTCTGTTAAGAATGTATTTTCTTGGGCAAAACCAATGTACAAAGCCTGCATCTGTATTGCTACTGAGCACTGCGTTGGTATGAAGGAACGAGTGTACTTATTAAAAGTAACTTGACTACTTGTAACAAATCCTTCAATTATCATCCAGTTACTAAATACCACACGAATAGGTTGCGGAACTAAGAACGCTTTATTTCCAAGGTTTTGAACAAATGAATTCATTCTATTCTTGTCGTACACTGCTGTTGTAGTTGTTTTCTTTTCTTTATCATCTTCATCTACTTTTTCGTAGGTGTCTTCCTGTAAGTTAAGCGAAGCAGTACCTTCTTTTGGGAACACTGCATTAACAACATCTTGTGAGAGACCAACACCCAAGATGTCGTCAAGAATCATTATGTCTGCAAGAACTCCAAGTTTGGTAACCCACGCTGGGTTATATGGTTCTTCCAAAAAGTTCTTCATTGCATCTTGAAATTCATATTCGGTGTTTATATTAGGCAAATCTACTTTTGTGGGTTTGCCACCAACCAGGTACGTACCACTATTTACTTCTGCCTCACGATTAAATAATAGTTCAAAGGCAAACCCTGCTTTTCCAGGCACGGGTTGGGCTAACTGTGCAGGTTCTTGGTTAAAGAACAATTGCATACTTGTATCTGATTGGATACTGCGAGTAATACTATCTGGATTAAATTGAAAGAGGCACTTTAAATTATTTAAAACAGTTGGGTTGTCGGTTGCACCTTCAGGCGTTTTATTATAAAACTCAGTTAACCTACGAACATACCCACGCTTTATTGTGGTCGCACCACTACCACTATTGACAAAATCACCATCATCTCTAGCACGGGGGTAAAGGAACGCTGCGTTACTCTTAGTGGCAGGTTTTTTTGTTTCAAGTTTTGCCTGTGCTGCTTGTTTTGCTTTTTGTCCTTTTTGTCCTTTGTTATTAACAACCATTAGGCATTCCTCAGCAATTCTTTCTTAAGTTCTCGTTCCATAATTTGGGCAATTTCTTGCGCCATCTTTCTTGCATCTTGTTGTGTACTGCCTGAAGAAGTTACATAAATGTTTGGAGCAATTGTAACATTAGTTCCACCTGACACTTGCACACTGGTGCTACCACGACTAGGGGTATTGAATGTTGGGTCACCTCTATCTACGCCTGCTGTCTTTGCAGCAACTTTTGTTTTTTGCATCCAACTATCAGTCCCAGCCATTGGCCCACCATCAGTGTTCCACGGCTTATAGTTACCATCCCCGAACTCAAGGCGTGCTGCTTTTATGTTGGTTCGTGGATCAAACAACTCTTCATTGCTTGAAATGCCGTAGCGTTCCCTACGCACTGGGCCCAAATCACCAATCATGTTAATTTGGAAAAGCCCGTAGGAACGATCTGGACCTTTGCCGTTGTATGCACCTGGTTGCCAGTTAGATTCCCGTCCTGCAATAGCCATCATGTTCAAAAGGTGTTGTCCACGGAAACCACGTTTGTACATAAGTGTTGCAAGTTCTACAGGGTCCATTGCACCACCAGGACGAGCACCTGCTGATGGACTTGGTGGGGATGTGTTTTTACCAGTGCTTTGGGCGCTAACACTATGTGAATTACTACCCGTGGCTCCACCCATTGCCTGACGATTCATTCTAGAGATGCTGCTAATTTGTTCACCTAGGGACATACCCTGAAAAGTAGAGTAAGTGGCACTTCCTCCTGCTGAATCTTTACCTACGTACTGGTCTCCAATAACATAGGCACCAGTGTCGGTTCCGCTAGATCCTTTAGAGGTTCCTGCAGGAGCACCCCATCGTGAACCTTGCTTTTCATATTCCCACCTAGAGTTTGGTAGTTCTGCTGGTTGGATGTGCCATGGTTCTCCGTTGACATCACCAAATGTCTTAAGACCAAAGCGAGCAGCGTTTTCTTGCACCCAGTCCAAGTCACCAACAAGGTCTGCTGCAAGACCAATTTCGTGCATAGACTTTCCAGGAGGGGCGGCTGGAGCACCGCTTGTGTGTTTGTACTGTTCCCCATTCCATTCAGCGTCGCCCTCAGAGCCATCTGTTACTTTCTTATAACGAGAAAGAAACAATTGTTTTTGTTGTCCTTCTGAACGAATACCTTCACCAATACCCACGTTAGGGTTTTCAGCAAACATCTTTAGTAGTCGGGTTTTAAAAGTTGTGTTTAACGGCGCAAAAGTAGAAGTAGTTGCTACTTGTGAAAGTGGTACTCGTTTCGTTGGTGAGCCATACCCCATAGGTACACTTACTCCAGACCTTTGTTTTTCTTCTGGCATTGGGTCACCTGACATCAATGATCCGCCCAAAAACATTAGTGGTATGCCAAACGCAGAACCAATGCCTGTCATTGACGCAGCAGCCCCAAGACCAAATGCCGCAGCCCCAAGTCCCTTTCGTACCATTCCACCTTTAGTGGATACCCCTACTCCAATAAGTGGGGAGAGCGCTTCTTCAAGTCCACCCAAGGCTCTAGTTACTGCCTGGATTCCTTTTTCCATATCGGCGTAGTTATCTGCTTGACGCTTATAGAAGTTTTCATCTCTTCCTTCTTTTGTGCGGGCAGTCTCCTCTGCTTGGGTAGCAAAGTTGTCTTCAATGCCCATCATCTTTCGTTGTGCTTTGTTGGAAGGGTCATACATTCCCTTCCCACCCTTCTTTTGATACGCAACATTAGTATCGGCATAGTCAAGAACCATGTCAATCATGTCTGGCGGAACACCCATTGATTCCAATCGTGTCCTTGTTACCGACCCAGATTGACGTGCTCCCTTAAGCACTCCAGCATTAGTTAAGCCAGAATTCTTTGTAATGTCCTTAATAACTTGGTCAATCCCACGTTGTTGTCCACCTACTCCATAGATACCTGTTCCAAGCATCATTGTCATACGATTGTTTACTTCGGCGGAACTTAAGGTATTAACCATGTTTGCCATGTCACCCGTAGAGTACGAGTAACCAGATAGGGCTCTTAGTCCAGCGATACCACTTGCTTGCTTAGATGCTTCTAAGCCCGTACTTGCTTGAAGTGAAAGTAACGTATTGATTCCACCATACCCAAGGCGTTGGTCTTGTAGTGGTTTACGCATCTGGTTGTAGTACTGGTTATTTGTAATACCTTTATTTTGTTGGTAGTACACGCCTAGTTTATCTACACCAAGTGATCTTTCATAGTTACTGTTAATGCGATTATCAAGTGTTTGAATAGCCACATTGAGCATTTGCAGGGCAGCAGCACCAGTGCCACCTCTGCTACCACCTATTCCTCCACCACCTGCACCTCTGGGAGCGCCTTGGTTAATAGTGATATTTTGAATTGCTTGCCTAGCGTCAGTAGCATTGGCTTGGGTAGTTGCATTATTAGTATTATTAGCGGGGCCTAGTGGTAATTGAATACCAGCACCCGTAGGAGACCCACCTCCACCACCCTGTAACCCACCTAGTTTTTGAATGCCTTGTAGAGCCTTAAGTGTTTTATCTAACTTAGTATTGATTTGCGTTAGGTTTTTACTAAGCCATTCAAAATCGCCACGAACGCCTTTAACGCTTTTAGCCAACTTATCAATAGACTCAGTATCAAGTTTGAACTTGGTACGAAGGTCACCTAAGTTTTTCTCTGCCATTATGACTCCTGTTTACGCCACTTACTCATTGCTGACCAGTAGGCTCTTTGGCGCACAGTCATTGTTTTTATGTCGTTGAGCGAAAAGCCCTTGTAAACAGTTGCTATTGAATCGTACTCCCAATATGTTACTACTAAATTAGCCGAATAAAAGTGAGGCCCAGTTAAGCATGATTGGGAAAGGTTTTTCGCAATGGGCACAGTGGGCATCCACCTCCTTGATTTCTGGGCCAGGTTGTGCTTCCAATAGTGCATCAATAATCTTTGCTCGGTCTTTCATCCCCAACTTCTTAGCCCAAACCATAATGTCGGCTGGCTTTTCCACACCTTCCCAATCAGCACACCTAGCAATAAGCATAGTGTTTTGCTCTGGAATGCTCTTCGCTAATTTGCTTACATGCTGGCTATCGGCCCCAGTAACAAGATTAAACTTCTGCACTGTCCCATTCTTAAGGAAAATCTTAATTTGTTCCTTTGGGTTAACAGACGCATCCCTATTAGGGAACTCGTTTAGGTTGATAAGTACATCATTACTTCCACGACAGTGGGGGCAATTAATTTGATATTCCCGAGTATCCCCATACGTAGCCTTGACCGTAGCCAAAAACAATGCATCCCTATCCCCAATGATGAGCGAATCAATCACCGCTGGGTTGCTTTTGACTGAAGTATTACCAATAGACACAACACTTCTTTTTAAAAGTGCTGACATATATTGGGCATACAAAACATCATCGTCAGAGTCCAAGGCTGCAAGTGCTTCCTCGTCCTCACCAGTTAACTCAGAAACTACCGCAGTAGTTTCCCAATCCCCCGTATCGTTGTTTTTGACTCCTCGGAACAACTCAACAGATACGATTGGTGACGATTGAATACGGGGTACTGGATCGGACATGGCTTGATTAACGGCTAAGGCATCAGATTGTGTTGGCACTACTACTCCTATTTGTTTGGTGAACGAATACTATCTTAAAACGGATTATTTGGTGGCTAATGCAGCAATATCTTCAGGACTCCACGCAACATAAAAACCTTCATGGTGGATATTCATCTGTTGAACCATAATGCCGTTATCACCAGCATTAAGATCACTAAGACCATAAGCACCAGGCCAACAGTTAAACATTTTAAAGGCTAACTTAACATTACCTGGTTTAACACCTGCTGTATCGGTATGGCCCAATTGGTACTTTGCATCACCAGCCATATACGGATGATCAAAAACCTTAACTAGAATGTCACAACGGTAATTTGAGTCGTCACCTTTAGCACCACCCTCAAAACCAGCCGCGCCGCCATTAATCCAAGCATGCATAAACTTTTGCCAATTCCACAGTTCGGCTTGATTGGCAAAGGCACCACGTGCAAAAGAAACCGCAGGGAAGTCTGATTGACCAATCATCTTGTGCGGGTGTGTATTCATACCACCCTCACGGTAGGCAATCAGTTCATTCTGAACAGATAGACCACCAACTTGGGCAAAACCAAGATCGCCAATACCAGTTACTAGTGTTTTTAGTGCATTGTCAATAGGATGAAAACTTACCGTAAACTTAAAGTTACGTAGAGGATCAGTTCTTGTTGTTGATGTAAATGTCATTAGTATCTCCTAGATATTAGTGGTTACTGTACTTCCACCAGTCCACTGACTGATGGTGATTACGATAAATTCAGCAGGTGACTGCAAGGCTACACCTACTTCAATGTTAACTACTCCGTTTTCAATATCAAGTGCCGTATTGTTTGCTGACCCACAGTTTACAAAGAAAGCCTCGGATGCTGTGCGTCCTTTGAGACCACCTGTACCCCAGAAGTTAGTAAGTAACGAAGTAAGTCGCACAGTAAGGTCTGTCCACAAACGCTCGTCGTTTGGTTCAAACAATGCTGAGGCAGTTGTTGTCTTTAGAGTATCTTTGAGGAAATTCAAAGAACGACGAACTGATACAAACTTATCACTGGTATTGCGAGCCTGTGTACGGGCTCCATTGATAATGACACCAACGCCTGGAACAAGTGTAAACAAGTTAAGTTGGCTGTCCTTATAGAGTGTTCCTTGTTCAGTTTCGGTAAGTGTTGCAACCAAGCCATATACGTTACGGATGTCTAAACCGTAACCAGCAGGTGCCTTAGAAATACCACGAGAAACTTCTGAGCGAACAAACGCACCAGCAACTGCACCACCTGGGTAAGTGTTACGTACAGCCGCAGCACCTGTCTTAGTTGGGTCAAACATTTTAAGGGCTGGCCCATATACACCACCATAACTTGATTTTGTGTATGGGTCAACAGCATCTGCCAAAGTTTGCTTAGTAGTTGCTGTAAGTGGGCTGTCAATAATCAAGAACGAATTACCACGAACACTCATAACTGAAAGTGCATTATTGATAATCGTAGAGGAGGTTTGACCCACAAGGTTAAACAACAGACCAGGAACAATAGTTTCGTATGAATCTAAAGTACTTGCCCAATCTGAAGCGTCAATAGAACTACCTTCAGAACCGCCAGCCAAAGTTACGGTAGTTACCAAGTCACCAACACCAACACCAACAACAGTTAGTTCGGCAGTTGGTCCAAGGGCAACAACACTAGCGCTATTAATATACGACGAATAGTTTCCTAAAACAGTTGATAGGAAACGGTTATCGGCTGGATTAAAAGACAAACCAGACCAGTTCTCTACTTGAACCCCAGAAAGGTTTACAGTAACACTAAACAGTGTATCAAGGTCTACTTTTGGTGCAGTAGTTGCAGTAACAACTGTATCTTCTTGAAAAGTAATATCAACTGTTAGGTTGTTACCCCAAATACCAGGAGATTTGGCAACGAAGGCTGTCAATGGTGCAGCGCTACCACCAGTAGGAGTGGCATTAACTGAACCTACTGCGGAAACCGCTGCGGCATCAGCAACACGAGAAACATATGCAGATTGTCCGCCATTAGCAAAGTAATGATACACAGCGTAACCAAGATCGTACACTTGGTTTAAATCACCAAACAACGACTTGTACGCCGCCCAAGTAGTGATTAGTGTTGGCGTGGTTGGTCCACGCTCTGCTGTTCCTAGAAAGGCAGCAGTAGTTGGTCCTTGAGCCTGTGCAATATTTGTCGCAAACGTACCTTCTTGTACGTATACTCCTGGGCGTTCGTATGCCATTATTTACTCCTCTAACTTAGTGGGGGTTTTTGATAAAGAAATCACGAGTTAAAAACATAAGTTTGATGGCTAATTGTACTACTGATTGACGTAACAGGTTTCGTTTCTTCCAAGTGTGCCAACTCTTGTCCTGTTATTTCTGCTGACATTTTTAAGGTTAAAACCTTGCGAAATATGCGTTTTCTATAGCCAGATTCCGTGTCCAAGAGATCCGCATTAGTCCAATCTAGCATATCAAATCGTCGGGTTGTATTATCGGCAGGAATGGTAATTGAGTTAAATCTAAAAGGGACTATTTTAGACAACAACATAGAAGTTAATTGTCTGTCATGTAGTGCAGAACGGCAATAAATAGATACCTGATATAGCAGGTCTACTGGGATAAATGGGTCAGCAATCATCAATTGGGCACTACCAGAATAGGAATGGCTGGCACTGACTGTGGATAACTCACTAGGCCAATATGACACAAATGCTGGTCTATCTTCATAACGGGCAGCATTGGTAGTGTCAAAATAGATGGGGTTATCTGAGTGCTGGCGATCTGTGGCGTGGAGGATGTCTATAAGTTCAATAGTGATAAACGGGTATTCTCGTTCAGTTTCACCTTCGGGATAGCGGAAAAAGACCTTGACTGGGCGTTGGGCATTGCGGTCATCAACCACATACAGAGAACTAAACCTGGCTTTAATTGCCTCATCTTCCGCTAAGATAAAACCAGTCTTCACTTACTGCGCCCTGTTTCAGCAAGTCTTTTAAGTCTTTTGTTTATTTCTGCACCAAGTGTTCGGTTGGCGGTTAAGATTTCATGGCGAATAATGGACTTCGCAGGAGAACCAAACTCTATATCCATTGCTTCTTGCTGTGATTCAGGTAAGGTACCATAGGCAAAAGAGTTATCCTCACTGTCCCAAGTAATCCTAAAGTCTTTTGCAATAGGGTCCCACCGACTATCTTTTTGCGGGAGTACTCCTTGGATACGGGAAACTTCGGACTTCCTAGCATCCTCAAGGATGTCACCTAGGTATGTTTCTAGGTTTAAAAACAAATCACCATAGAATGCTAATGGGGCAGGGCATCCTTGGATTAGTTGCTTGGAACTAGAACTTTGGGCAACGACAGGTGTAGCAACCATGATGTCTCCTTAGTTCTAGGCGTTGTATCGCTTGACGCGCATCAAGCAATATAAGTTTATCAGGTTGCCATTGGTAGTTTTTGAGGCCAAGGGTAATCTTGAGTAGACATTGCTTCAGGACCTGGATCGTTTACCATTTCCTCATCAATGTATATTTCTAAGCCTTCAACGACTACGAGGACATCATCTTTTGCCCGACCACGAACTCGGTACATAGATACCCCATAATAGCGAGCATCATAAAAAAACATATCGTTTAGGTGTCTTTGGTATTCAAAGGGTTGGCTAACCCCCGCTGTGCGAAGATCCTCAATAGAAAATACAGCATTTAAAACTTGGACTGGCTGACGACCTTCAGGGATTGCCCTTTTAGTATCTTCAGTTTCAGTAATCATCAAGGTAGGTAGGACAATCCCATCCTTATACTTCTTACCGCCCGTAGACATATTTCCCTCGTCATACACATCATCTAAGGTGCTACCCCCTTGACCAAAAGGGATAAACTCAAACCACGTAACAAACTCCCCTGAGTTACGTTGGTATTGATGGTACTTATTCCTAATTAAATTAAGTTCACGCCTAGTATCCATAGGTTAGTACCCCATTAACGCAGTAGATAAGTATCCTTGCTGTGGGGTAAGGTCAATAACAACATCTTGACGAAGTGGCTCAGTATTATCTGCGTCAACTGGAATGTTCCCAGTACCGATCTCTGGGAAGACTCGCTCAATTGGGCCGTAGTCACCAAGTTCTCGTTGTTTGTATATAGGTACAAGGTACCCAGTAGTCCTAGAAACCCGACGAAGGTTAAGTATTTCAATACGATCAAGCCCGATATTAAGCGCCCTTGCTTGCTTTTCGTATGCTCGCATCCAATACTCTAGGAGGCTTTGAACCATTCTAAATCGTTGGCTGGCAGGGATGTGTACAGATTCGGAGGTAGTTACATCTATATCTCTACTGTATTCAGTCATTAGTCCCCAAAGGGTTTCAACCACACAAGCCATACCAATGGTGTCAATTACAATTGGGTTCATACTTTCTAGTGGTGTATCCACATTATAAGTATGTTGCTCTATAGCATGGATTGCGTAAAACCTTAGATCAG